AAAAAAAAGCAAATTTATCTGAAGCTCAGTATCAAAGATGGTTATAGTATAATTCTAGAGATGAGTATACTTAGGAATTCTACGATGATCTTTCTAAAGTAGAAAGATCTGAAATAAATAACGAATCGGATAAAAAGCTATATGAATAGTTACAAGAAAGAAAGAGAGCCATACTTAAACAATTTAGAGATGATAAGACACACGAAATTGAAAAATTAATACCAGGAGTTGCTCAGGCTGAATTAGATAAAATAGATGTAGATTTATATAAGATAAGAAAAAGAAACGGTAAAAAGAAAACTACTGGATTAAAATTCAATGATATAGCTAAAGTAATACCATCTAAATTATTTTATAAACTTAGAGCTGATGCCATTGCTAATGGAACTTTAGCAGAATTTGAAATGACACATTGTAATAGAGATAGTCAAGGTAATATATATCCTAAATCTTATCTTACAACAGTTGTTCCAGTGAAAGAAAAATATATACTTAAAGAACAGCCATCTATTTACTTTTCAGAGGTAGATTAGAATTCTCCATTTGTTAATAAGAACTACAAACCAGAAGTTGAAGACTAGGGAGAATACTATTTGCCTAAATTAGAACTATACGATAATTCAGAAGCGTTTAATAAAGTATCTTCAAATGAAGATTTACATGAATTATACAAAGAATGTGTGAATACTCTTAAAGAATCAAATAGCAAACTTACTAATCTTACTAATTTAAGTTCATATAGATTGCCACAAATATCAGGTTCTATGTGGAGATATGTTAGAGCTAGAGGTTTTGAAGGTTTTAAAGAATATTGGAAAGATAAAGTATCTACTAGAAATGACGATACTGGTTTAAACGATGAAACAGTAGATACTGGCACAGATAAATTATATTTTGTTCCACAGAATTATGTTAAAAGTCTGGATGATCCTTCTACTATTACAGCTAATACTGTTGGCTCTATAGTAGAGTATTTTAAAATGGCTGAAAACTTTAGAATAAAAAGTGAACTCAAACCTAAAACCGAAGCTATCTTACAATTTATAGGCAATCGAGACGTTAAAAGTAAGTACAGAGGGAGAAGTAAAAAAGGGCAGGAATCTAATATATATAAGTTTGCTAAAAGTTTCGTAGAGATGAATATATATGACATTAAGACTAAATCTGCTATATGGGATATCAAAGAAAGAGATTATTCTATACTAGGATTTAAAGGTCATATAAAACCTAGAAAAGTTAATTTTACTAAATTAATGCTAGGATTAAAAGCATTAGGAACTACTGTAAATCTAGGTTTAAACATTATATGTGCTACTACGGGTTTTTTTACAGCAGTCTATAATGATATAATTAATTCGCTTTCTGGTAGATATTATAGTTTTAGTGATAGTCTTAATGGAACAAAAGCATTAATTGTAGACTTATTTAAAAACAATTTTAGTTTACTTAGTGATTATCATAATAGTACATAGATGAAGCTAATGGAATATTTTCAAGTGGGCGCTGAAATAAAAACAGACAGACTTAATCTATCTACTTTTCAAAAACAAATAGCTAGAAACTGGGCTTTTGGAGTATACTCTTTAAGTGATTATGTTGTAAAAGGTCATATTCTAAATTCTGTTATGTACAACTATAGATACGTAAATGGAGAGTTTCTTAGTAGCGAAGAATTTAAACGTAAATATAGTAACGACGAAGTAATGTTAAATCAATGGAACACATTTAGATCCTCTAGAGATTTAGTAGAGTATAAAAATGGAAATATCGTAACCAAAGACCCTGCTTATCAAAAAGCCTGGGATGCTAAAAAAGAAACCATTGGTAACACTGCTAGAAATTTAGCTCAATCTGCTGATGGTTAGCTTACTCCACTATAGAAAACTATGTTAAGTAGTAATATTATAGGAAGTTTAGTAATGATGCATAGACAGTTTATGCCTATTATACTTCAAGAAAGATGGGTATAGAATAGACAATGGGATTATAGTTCTCAAAGATATAAAGAGGCTTTGTTTAGAGTTCCTTTTAGTATTATTTCTGCAATAAGAAGAGATACTAGGAATATTAGTTTATGGTAGAAGTATATGTAGAATTCTACATACGATTAGCGTAGAGTAATAAGACAATTATCTTTAGAACTAATAGGTGTACATATATTGCATTTCTTCTTAATGCCAATAGCAAAGGCTTGGGCAGATGATGATAAAGATAATATATTAAAACAATTATTAGCTTTTGCTTTAGTAAGAACAGATTTTGAAACTATGATGTCTTCTACCCCTTGGGCAATCCAAGACGCTATCTCAACTATCAAAACTCCATTCCCCATTTATAGTTATTATGATAACTTTTCTGGATTAATTTCTACTGTACCAGCATGGGTACATAATCTGATTAATAATGAAGATGAAAAATAGATAGAGGCGCTTATAAAGGTTTTTCTCCTACTTTTAAATTTGGAATGAAAATAACTCCGTTTAAAAATATATGGGAATTATAGGATATACCTTCTAAAAGAAGATATTACGAAACTCAAATTGCAAATAGAGATTCTGATTAATGAAAAAGGCTGGATTATTTCCAGCCTTTTATTTTTAACAAGTACAAGTATAATCAGAGCAAAAGTCATTTGACTTAAGCAAATCATCAAATTGATCTAAGTAGTCTTTCCAAATAACAACTAAATCTTTTACATCTAAATAACTATCAGTAAATCTGCCTTTTTTACAGAACTCTAATTCTTGTATTTTATCTTTACTAACCTTAAATGAAAAGACAATATAAGATTGTTTATTTATAGTATAAGGAAACCAGTTATAATATGTTTTATTACAACTGATTTCCTCTATTTTTTTAGATAGTTCATAATGACTACTAAACTTATAAACTAAATATAATTTTCCTTCAGAATTGTCTCCTTTTAAATTTGTATACATATTTACAAATGTTGGACAATCAAAGTAAGATATCTTTGCTTCTATAAAATCACTTAAAAATATTAAGCATTTGTTATAGTTTTTCAACACCATCACCTTCGTAGTATTCTACTGAGTGATCCCATTGATCTGTACTGATATGATATGAAATTTTCTGTAAAGAATTGTTAATTAAATCAACTTTCTCACTGAGTATTTTATCATTTTTCATGTTAAACACTCTAATTTGATTTTCAGAATCTTTACCTATAGCAATAATATATGCTTCAAAATCATATTCTTCAGAATTAAGATTTAATACCTCTTGCATATACCATTGAATTGCTAATCCATAATAAGCAATTTGTCTGTAATAATCATATTCTTCTACAGAATGTGCAAAATCATAGACATTTACAGTTGTTTTTAAGTCAATTAGAATTATCTTCTTATTAACATGATCAAAACATACTCTATCTAGTAAAGATTTACATTTAATATTATTGATTCTATTAACTTGCCAGTTAATATGAAATTCATTATGAGTTTCAAAAGTAGATGGTAAATTAAAAAGCAATTCATTTGCTTTCTTATGATTCTGAATATTTTCCTTAATCTTCTTAAGCATTTGTAAATCAGCAAAGCTAATTATCTTCTTATTATCATCTTTCTTACTCAAGTATTCTAAGTAATCTTGATAAATCATAATAAGACCTTCAGCTTCTTCAATACATTTCTCATCAGATTTCTTATTACTATAAGCTTTTTTATAAGCAGATAGTTTAAGCTTATCTTGAGATTCTAATGGATTTACTTGCATAAGTCTATGATACTCATCTAATAAATCCTTTTGCTGTTTTACTTTAGGTGTTGCAAAATCAAGAATAATATAATCTTTCCAGAATTCATCTGGTTGAAGTAAATATTCATGAATCATAGTTCCTTTTTCAAGAAAAGAAAAGTTCATTCCCTCTTCTTTTCCATCAAGCATATCACGAAAATACCTAGGACCTCTTTTAATAAACCATCCTATTGCAGAATTACTTACTCTGCTATTATCTTCGTAATAAGGAATACTAATATCCATCTTATTCTTTAACATACTCTATAATTACTTTTTCTTCTATAGCTTGTATTTCTATAGTATTATCAATAACATCATTGAACATTGCTTCAATTGCAATACGTTCATTATCTGTAACAATTCCTTCTACTTTCATACTTAATCCTCCATGTCGCTAATTACAGCTGACTCAGGAACTTCTGCTGAAGTATCCCAAACTAGTTCATCTTCTTTATCTTGTTGTAGTTCAACTTCTTTAAATGTCTTAAGCCAATCTGCTACATTATTATTGTATGCTTGACTAATAAGTTTATCTAAGAATGCTTGTTCTACTTGTTTCTTTTCTTTTTCTGTCATAATATCTAACACTACAAATTCATAATTCTTTTTAAAACTATAACAATTATTCAATCTAGAACAATTGTATCTTCCAGAATTTACGTCACTAGATCCATCATGCCAATGCCCATATAAATGATATTTACTCTTTCCAAAGGAGAAAACATCTAGAGCTTCATTACAAAATGGATTATCATGTGTTAGTAGTATATCACACTGTGGTATATTTTCATAAGTATTAAATCTACTAAATGCCCATCTGTCCTCTTGAAATTCAATTGGTTTAATCCAAGGAGATCCGTAGAATTTAATACCTTCATATATATACATTTCATCTATAAGAAATACTAATTTACCTTTAGATAAAATTTGCATATGATCTTTAAAAGAACCCCATTCATTTAATTTATACTTATATTCTAAGTAAAAATCATGATTACCTGGTATAATAATTACCTTCTTACAAGGTAATTTATCTACCCACTTTATGAATTTTGTTTCCCACCAGTGTTTAGATGCTTCAATATTTCTTTGAACATTTAATGTTACTACATCACCGCATATACATAGTACATCACACTCAGGTATATTCTCAATGAGATTACCATGTATATCACTTATACCGCATATTTTCATGTTTATATAAGTTAAAAGGCTAGAATATATCTAGCCTTATTTGTTTTCATGCTGCATCACAACATTCGTAATCATCATCACTATATTCATTATCTTCATTATCATACTCATCGTTATATTCTACAGTATCATTAACTTTAGTTGGTATATTTTCAGTAGAGATATTCATAATGTTTATGATTTCCTGAAGACTAATATCTTCATCTTCTAGCATTTTGACTTCACTCATGAAAGAACCAATGTTATCCATAGAAAGTAGTTTAATATTCTCTTTACAGAATTTTACTACTTCTTCTTTGTTCTTAATACCAAAATCATCAGCTAACATCGGTAAGAATGCAGCATTTTCATCAGGAGAATATCGACGTAAATAACGAATACGTGAACAGCGATCTTGCATATACTGACTAACTTTGCTTAAATCATTGCAAGTCATAATTACTAGTTTCTGTGCAGTCTTTTCAACTCCATCTAAGAAATCTAGCATATACTCAGTTTTGAAGTTCTTTTCAACTTCATCAAACAAAACACACACTGGAGTAGTAAAGGACTTAAAAAACTTAATAAGTTTGCCTTCTGGATAATCAGGATTAACTACAATAATAGGTAAACCTGATTCCTTAGCTAATATTTTTGCCATTACAGTCTTCAATTTTGTTATCGTTAGGCTTTTTATCCTAACTTCTATAACTTCTAATTTGTTATAGTTCAGCGTACATTTTCATCTTTCTAAAAATAGTTAAGATGGAGAACACTCTTGGGAATATTATATTTATTCAATTCCTACGCGTTACGCAGCTATAGATCCTTGCGAAATATCTATAGTTTGCTCGGTATTAGCATCACAGCCTTCACCGATTTTGCTCTCTAATAATTCATATAATTTCTTATATGAACGGCAATATTGTTTATATAATTCGTATTTTCTTTCTAAATATATAGTACTATTTTGATACAAAAAATTACATATTGTAAAACCAGACCCTCCTATGAAAGTAAGTTCTGGAACAGAACGAGTAATTGTAATTTTATGATTATTTAATGGTAAATAATTTTGATATTTATTCAAAAATTCTACAGTACCACAAATTTTTATAGCAATTCTAGTATGTTCTTTATTACAATGTGTAATACATCCATCTCCATCAAAATACCCACGTAAAAAATCTTTTATTAAGTTTTTATTGCTAAATATATTTTCATTTGGAAACTTAAGTATATTAGATTTTTGTGGAACGCATCCATATTGTTTTAATGTATCACAAAAATGTTTGCTATTAAAAGAGCATCTATAAGCATTAAACACTTTATTGTTTAATTTTACTTTTTTAAGCTTAATATTTCTACTATGATTTATAAAATTATTAAACTTTTCGAGATGTTCTTTATCTTTTTCAGCTAAAGACATTTCAAAACAATTATCTCTTTTACTTACATTTCCATCTGCAAATAAAAAACCTAACCAATAAGCTTTCTCTTCTGTATCTATTGTATCAAATATATGTTCATTAATTTTTATCAAATTTTGACGATTCACTACTTCATATCCAGCTTTTTTAATTGCTCTAGAAATAGCCATTGCGTCTTTTTTATATTTTTTTGCTAAAAATTGAACACTACATTTAGTATCTATATATTCTTTTACTATATCTCCCATATCTATTAGTTTAATTTTCTAATTGAACGGGAAAAGATATAATAAGTTATAAAAATTGTTAACGAATTACACTATTACCTGTACCCTTAGTACCGGCTAGCATTACACCAGTAGTATTTGTATTTGCTTTATTAAAATAGGTTATAATACGCTTCTTAAATATGTCATCAGTTTTAATAGAATAGATTTTCTTTGGTAGATTTAATTCACCATTCTCCTTAAATATAGGTGAATCTTCCCATCTATTCCAACTTAGATCATATACTTTACCAGGTATTAAATCATAATCAGCACCTTTAGGTTTTGCAATTATCTGTTCTCCTATTTTAATAAATTCATTCTTTGTCATAATCTGAAAATTTAAGATTTTAATTTGTTGATTAACTCATCAACTTGTTTTTTATTCTTTACTAAATAAAATTTAGTATCTGGTTCATTCAAGCTTAAATAATACTTGAATAGTTTTTCTCTGTTTGCCCAAGAATCTGTAGCAAATCCTTTGCATTCTATAACAAAACTATTTCCTACAAAGTCTGGTAAATAAGTAATAGCTCTAACTGTAGAGTTATTATATATAAACTTAGGAAGTAAAGTATATCTATGCTGTTCGTATTCAGCTGATATACCTGCTTCCTTTAGTTTCTAATATGTATAAGCTTCTAACTTAGATCGAAATACTATTCCATCTATTTCTTGTTTAGTAGCATTACGCACTTTCTTGTTTAAGGCTTGCTTTAGCATAGTCAATATAATGTTGTACACTATCTTTAGTTATTTTAAACGTTTCAATTCTTTCAGAGAAATTACCGTTTTCATCTGTAAATCCTACTGAATATAAGAAAGAATAATCTTTATTATATTTGAAAGCTTTAAACATTTCTTTAATTGAATTTGCTATAAACTTACGTTTTTTATTCCATTCAGTAAATTCTCCATGCAACAACACACTCACTAATTTGATTGGAATTAATAACAACTTTCCAAGTATTAGAGCTAAATCAAAAGGTAATGCTATTACTTTACCTATAGTTTTTAATAGTTTCATCTAACCAATTTTTTATTTCTTCAAAGCTATTTGCTTTAACAGCATCAGATACATCTTTAGCTTTGAATTTTTTGTTAATAAATATTGCTTCTAAGCCTGTTTCTCGGCTTAATTTGCGACTTCTTTTTACTCCAGCTACATCTCTATCAAATAGTATTATAATACGCTTAAAACGCGTCTTAAGTTGCTCTAATACATCTTTAGGTAGAAATGTACTCTCTGAAGATGGAGAAACTGCTGGATAACCCATTTCATGCAAACACATAACATCTTTCATGGACTTTGTGATAAATAATATATCACCTTTCTGAGGCAACTGCTCATAGCCTTGGATATCATAGTCTGTAAGATTGTTTCTCCACTTAGTATATTTATCTGCTAATGGTCTATATATTTTAAAGTTATTATAGACCTTATATGCATACATTGGATTTTCTCGTTTATAAGTACCCTTTACTATTCCGTTACATAAATAATATTTAATACTATTTACATTGAATTTCTTTAGAGTATTTATAGAAATATTGAACTGTTTCCAGTAATTGATATCTACGTCAGTAAATTCCTGACGTACTACACCAATTACTGTTTCAGTTGGCGGTATATATTGCTTAGAGCTAACGAGTTTAGTGTTATTAGTAATGTTTAACTTATCTACTATATCTGATAGTATATCATTATATTCTGTTTTACCAGTAAATAATGATACAAATTTAATTACATTACCACATTCACCTGTTCCATGATCTTTAAAAAGTAGTTGTTTAGTACGTTTACTATAGTAAATACCAAAGGATGGATTTTTATCCTTCCTAAATGGACTATTGTATATCATACCTACTTTAAATTGACCTATATATTTTGCATATATATCATATTCTGTTACTTTAGAAAGTATCCAATCTAGAGTAATGTTATCTGGGAGTTTTGCTCGCTTTCTACTATACATATGCAATCTGTTTTAGTTTGCTACTAGTCGTGGAATCGAACTACAATATTTCCTATCAGGCTATAAAAATAGTGGTAGTCTTAAAATAGTAGACTACCACTTGTTATTAGTTAATTATAACTTTCTTAAAACGGCAAATCGTTATTAGATTCGCTTAAAGCCTGTGTATTAGTAGTAGATGAAGTTGCACTAAACGGATTATCGTTTTTTACTTCTTTATCTGCTACAATAGGCTTTGTAAATTGGTCAATATTTAGCATAGCAATAGAAGATGATTTACCTTCTGGTAATTCCATAGGTTCAATAAAAGTATACTTAGCATAATTAGGCAAAGTAGTATATCCTTTATCATTATATACTATTTTAGCTCTAAGTTTTTTACTCTTATCTACTTTGTTCAGCATATCAGTAATCCACTGAGCAAACTGTTCAAAGCTTTCGCCATTAAAGTCAAGTTCTTCGTCTTTATAGTAACAGTTAAGTATCTGCAACATACGAGAATACTGTTTATCCATTTTTGTCTGGAGTTGTTCTTCTGTAGTTACAAACCCACCAAGTGTAGGTTTCCACTCTGTATGAGTTAATGTTGCTCCATCTTTCTCAAAAACAATTTCTAAGAATTGATTACCATTCGGAGAAACTTCTGTTTTTACACTTTTCAATACTACATTTTCAATAATACCAGCGGGAATATACTTAATATCACTTTTGCTAATACTTGCTGCACGTTCTTTACTATATGTCATAATTTCAATATTTTTAAGTTTTTAAATCAGGCTGCACACTCGTCTAAATAAATCTTATCCCAGTGAACATTAATAACATTATTTTCATCGCTTTCTGCGATAACTATCTTTTTACCTCGTAAGTGAGGAGCTCTGGCTTCTCTTACTGAGTTATCTCCACCTTCAAAAGATATAATAGTTTCATTCTTTTTACGATAGACATAACCAACAGCATCTGCTTCACCACATACTATATCACCTAGTCTTCCAACTAAATCTATAGCCATTTCTATAAGCTCTTCACCATCTTTATTAATCATCTTATCTTTAGTATGACCTATAAGAATAAAATTATCACAAAGATTTTTAAACATGTTTATTACTTTTTTAACTGCTTCTCTTAAGTAGAGATATCCGCTACCATTTGGTAATGTACGAACATCATCTCCCTTATAAGATTTGCCCATTGGTGTCTGACAATACAGAACTTTAGCATATCCTAAACATATTTCTTCGAGTCTAGTAGCATTATCTATAGCAATATATTTATAAGGTTTCTTTCCTGTTGTAGCGATTTCTTCACTGATTGCTCTAGATATATTACCTAAATCTTCAATAGTACGAGCTTGAATAGAGAGAGCTTCTAGAAATTCTGAACCTCCCTCTAAGTCAATTATAAGACAATTATCAAGCTTAGATAATAATGTAGTTTTACCTGATTTTGGTTTACCAAATAGGATTAAAAATCTTGGATTATTAACCTTTGGTTTGTTTTTCTCTTTTGGTAGTATTAACATATTAAAATAGGTTAATGCTTTACCTGTGAGATTCTGAAATTATCTGACAAAAACTGAAATTTTACACAATGTAAAGTTATTCGTTATTCATTGTTGAGAATATTGTTAACAGTAGTACTGTTACTAATATTAATAATAACATTTACTATATTATTTTTATCTGCTTTACGATAGTTATTCAAAAACAGACTAGGATTATCAATAGGAATGATTGTATAACCAATTTGAATAAACTTCTGGTAAATACGTACAGGTTGACCCATGTAAGTAAAATCGTAACCACGATCTTCTTCATAGTCTTCCATGATCTTAGCATATTCTGCTAATCGTTTCAATGCTAAATCAAATTCTGAAATAGCATCATATTGACGCAATTTAAATGCTCGATTTGCGAACGGACATGTAAGTGAATTATTATATGAACATGTCGGTCGATAATATTTTTTATTGAATGCAGAGAAATGTGCATTTCGGTTGCATCCAAAACATAGCAAGTCTTCAGGACCTGCATATGATACACTGTATTCCGGATCTTCCGGAGTGTGAATTCCATACCATTTAGCAAACGGTAAGCAGTTTTTAACTTCGTTTAATATACGATTTTTCAAAGAACCCTGAGGGTCAATATTTTGTTTCGGAAGTTTAATTGTAAAACCTTTCATAATCAGCCTTTTTTAATTTGTTTAAATACTACTTTTTGTTCTTCAGCACTTGCAGTATTTGTTTCAATTAGATTGCCATATTGAAGTTCGTTTTCAAATTCTAATATACAGGGTTCGCCATCTCTTACTTTTAAGAAATGCATATAAACCTTATTTTTACAGGTAGACGACGTACTCCATATATAGCTAGCAGTTGTATTAACGGTAAGCTCTTTATCTTACCCTCTACGTCTTTATTTATTCACGTAGCTTAGACTATTTCTTAATATAACTTAATATGTTCTTAGAGAAATTTGTTAATTCTTCTTCAGTTGCTTTATTTTTCATAATATTTGCTAATCTAGATATAATTGCAACATTTCCTTTAATATAACCTTTTGAATTATCAATTCTATCAATCGAATAAGTATATGATTTATCATGTAATATAAAAGGTTTATTTAAAATAGGACACAATGCGGGAATATTTATATCTTTAATTGTTATAGCAAATTCTATTCCTATTTTTTTAGCATGTTGTTTTGCATGTCGCAATAATATTACTTTAGTATGATAATCCATATCGTGTTTGAACTTATCTAAATGAATCATTATATCTTTAGCAACTTGATCTGTATATCTTCTCCGTCTATAAAAATGGTATAATCTACTTTCTTCACATCTACATTTTTTACAATCAGATCTTAAATTATTTTTTTCTGTTTTACTGTGATTCCATCTTTTTTCAAACTCTTCTACTGGTTTGTATTTACCACACTTACAACATTTAAAATAATATATACCATTTTCAAGTTTTATATCTCTATTTTTACCAATACTGTAGGTAAAATTATCTATAGTTAGTTCCATATTTAATTTATAATTTATATTTATATATGGAACGCTATAATTACATTTAAGTTATATTTCCCGCTTTCGTGGTAGAATTATTAGCATAGCTTTTAATAGCGTTAGCTTCACTACTAGTCGTTAGACACTATTATAATATTTCTATTATAACTTGGTACGGCGTTGGCTATATCTAGCTCGTTCACCGTTTAACGGAATTTAGACTGAACCTAACTTATCAATTCAGTATCTCTGGTCTATGAACAGCAATAACAAAATCACTAGCTTGAAATATTGCATCAGATGCTGATAAATCACTTCTCATTGGGAAGTGAGTACTTGGATTATTAATTCTATCAGGACTTTCAATATTACGATTCATCTGTGAAAGCTGTATTATACTAGTGTTAGAAAGTTTTTTCTTCTGTATAAACATTTTCTGTAAATCGACTATTGTACTTCTTTCTCCACCTTCTCCATTTACTAGAAGAACGTGGTCTAATACTACTATTAGCCAACGACCGTTAGCTACAGTATTATGAAAGTAATCTATAGTATTACCTATTTCTTCTACATTACACACTTTATCAACAAAGTATATATTGTATTTCTTAATGGTTTCAGCTGCCGATTCAGCTCTTAATAAGTCTTCATCGCTAAGTGTTTCTACTGAACTATATAATTCAGATACAGTTTTCTTAGTTTTATTACTTATTACACGACCAACGTTTCTGTAGTCTACCATCTCTAAACTAAAGTATAATACTACGATATCCTGATCAGGATTAAGATCAATTAAATCCATTACTAACATATTTGCAACTGAGCTCTTACCACTACCTGATATACCAGCTATAGTAAATATCATATTTGGTTCAATTCCGCCAGTAGCTTTATTGAATTTATCCCATCTAGTTTTTAATGATACTATACTATGATTTTTTCTAGCTTTAATGTAGTTTATGGATTTATTTGCTACCTGAGATATTGACTCAAAAGGTAGTATTTTAACGGCATTCTGTTCCGTATTCTCCATAACTTACAGGCGTTTCAGATTCATAACTCATTTGCTCTTCAATAACCTCCCACTCATGTTGAGTGAGCCATTTCCACATCGTCTTCATATAACCTATTTTACCAGTTATCATTTTGTTTTCAATTTCATATTGAAGACATTGAAGAAGGTGTTCGTGCATTGCTCTAGATTTACCTACGATACGATTATATTCTTTACGACACTTATTTATATTAGATCGTAAAAAACCTTTAGTACCATCTGGTCTTAAAACATACACTGGAAATACTTCATAGAACTCATCAAACCATGTCTTATCTTGTTTTACACTTGATAATAGTTTTTCTGTAGGACTATAAATTTTATTATCTCCTGAAGTAGTAAAGGAGATAAGGTCATTGTCGATTAACTCTTGTATGTCGTTTTCACTTATTCGGCTGAGAAACTTGTGAACGTCTTGATTATTACTTTGATTATCATTCAACACAAGAGTTAAAAATACTAACTGATTAATTGATATTTCTCCAAAAATATCTAATAATGTTGTATCTAATTCTAGTATCATAATATAGTACTTTATGAACTAACTTTTGATACAATCTGGAAATATTTGTTAAAACAACGTTAGTTGTCTTGGTTTTAATTCTTCAATGATCTTTAACGCTTCCTTTAAATAGTAGCGATAATTGATCTTTCTTTCTTCTATAGGTTTATTATCAAATTTGTTTAGTATAGTAACACCAGATGCAGTAAGTAGATTAGTATAGTCTACTCTAGTACCTTTAGTTATAATCTTTGAACTATAAGGTAATATCTGTTCTACATTAGAATTATAGTAAAACTGATTTGGATCTGTAGTTATTATACTTTCTCCTGTTTTGAGACATACAAGATATTGCGGTATCTCAACATCTCTGTTTACTATTTTACATTTATATAAATAAGGACCATTAGTAGATGCATAGAATCTATTGATTCTTTGTATCAGTTCTCCATTATATTCTACAGAGAATTTCTTATCTACTTTCTGGTAAGTAAGGAACTTCTTAATATCTTTACAATTGTAGATAGTATCTCTTACAGGAATACCATCAACAAAATAATCTCTAATAGCTTCTGGAATAATCTTTGCAGACATTCCCTTACCAAGTAATACCTTAGTAATGAACATACCTTTTTCTTTGATATAATCATCTTTAATCATATCTAAAGAAGTATAAGGCTTCTTCTTTTTATTTAGAGCTTTTTCTGGTTCAGTTTCAAACAATTTCTTCATTGCTTGATAACCTTCTTTTACAGCTATATAATCATTAATAGCATACTGATACATAGCTTCAAAACGATCTTCCTCTAGGGTTAATCTAGTTTGTTGTTCCCATTCCTTACATATACTTTGTAATTTTTCATACAGATTCTTCTTAAGAAGAACAAATAAACCATCTGTATTTGCCTGTACTATTCTACAGCCAATATCAGATAATCTTTCTGCTAACATAAGTAATAGTAATTGTCCGTTTATTCTAATCTGCATTACTGCGAAAGGACTATAACAGAAATTATGTTCATTCTGTAGATTACCACTAAGACCGTTTAATGCTAATTTAAGCGTTTTATCTTTAGTCTTAATACCATTATGTTTTGCTTCTATTCGTTCATCTTTAACTTGATTATAAACTTCTAGAAATTCAGAACCCAAATGTTTTGGGTAGAATTTATACTCTATTATCATACTGGGATACAGAGATGCAACATCAATATCTATTAACATTTCATCTTCCTTAGGAATAATTATCTCAGGTTTGTTTTCAGAGTGAATACCACCAACTCCTACAGAATATTTTAATCCTCTAAATACAAATTTGTTTTCGTATCCTTTTCTACCTGGTGATACTATCTGCTTTTTCATATCAGATAGTACATTACGAAGTATAGGATCTTTATATTCTATATAAGGCAATATTACTTTGTTTAGGTCTATAACATCTGCTGGGCTTCTCAAGTCTTTAATATCCCACCATGTTAAACCAGTCTTTTCAAGATATTTCTGTGTTAGAATTTTCATTCCAATGTTTACTCCATCTTTACTTAATACTCTTACTTTATATTCATCTTCGATAGCTATTCTTAATTCTATATCTTCAGAACACAGATTTAATAATTTTTCAGTAGAATTAACGTCATTCACATTATACTCAATCATCTCTTCTATTCTATCTTCTTCTAGAAACTTATTAAAGTCTCCATTGAATTCTAGAACATTAGGATATTGCATAGTTACTTGCATTTCCTTCAATCCAACACGCAATTTCTGTGAATATAACATAGTAAGTATATCAAATGAATCATACCATACTTGATATTTCCATTTTTTCCATGCTTCTATGTTATCATCTGCTTGAGATGTAGTTATAGTTCTACTTAAGTTAGAAATACTATTACATATCCTTAGATATGGTTTATTTTTAAGTATATCATAATAATCTATTATATAGTTAATAATAGGATTATCATAATGTAAATTATTATATCCCGCAAAGATTTTATTTGAATCAATTTGAGTTTCAGTAGTATAGAGATCTCCAAATTTTAATGGTGCATTAATATTTGGTACACGAAAAAAATCAACTAATTCTGATAATTGATTTTTTCTGCTTGATATCTCAAACTTATGAAACTTTCCTGATTCAGTATTCTTTGCTGTGCAATGAAATACATTTGGGAAAACTTCAATATCATAGACATATACTGTTTTTCCTCTTATCTTCATAGCGTATAAATTTAGTGGAGTATATGGGAATCGAACCCATGATGCCGATTGGTTGCAGCACTATAAATAGTGTATTAGAGTCTCTCTAATATTCCTCCCTGTACCCTGCGCTTGCCTACTAGCTGAATACCCCATGAGGCAGGATTCTTTATAGACTATCCTGCTAAAAGTCTATCGCTCTACGCTGCTTGCTTTATCTCTGGCAAATGTTTAGCAAAGCATTTCTTTTCTAAAGTTGCTCTATCTACTATTGTAATAGATTCATAATTACTATACTTATCAGATAACTTTGTATTTAGTTTAGTAACTACTTCGGTAAGTTGTTCAATAGGTAGATTAGAGTAGTTTGTTTTAAACTCTTTATCGTTTGTAGTAGCTATAACTACTTTATACGGTCTTTGTTCTAAATACTGTAGCTTCTTAGACATCTTGAATTCTTCAAGTTGTTTAGCTACTTTCTTAATTTTCTCTTCGTGAGCTGCTTTATAAGCTTGTTGTTTAGCAATACATTCTGCTTTATTGCTACCATATAGATTCTGTACCAATTCTTTATGGTAACCAGAATAAGGACGTTCTTCTAATAACTGTTTTTTATCCTTTTTATCAGATACCTGTGTAGGTTTCTTAGGAATACTAGCTATGCCTTTTTTAGTTTCATGATACTCCTTTCGTGCATTAGTAGCTTCAGGAGTCCATTTATAAGTATATACTTCTCTACTTACTATTTTATCATGACGACGAGTAGTTACAAATTCCTTTGTCATAGGTTTAATATTTTCTGACAAAGATATTCCTTTACTACACATAGCTTTATAATCTGAGGATTTAGTTAATCCGTAACGTTTCTGTAAGTTTTGCTGGTATTTAGCATTTTTCTTATTTCTAGTATCTTGATTCATAACAATTGATTTTAATGATTAAAAACTAAAGGAAGCTAAATAGGTTAATATTTTAAGATTTCCCGTACGTACTCTCCCTATCGCTTCCTTGTTATATTTTAAGCAGCTAAGCACATTGGAGCAGCAGAATCATCAAATTCTGTTTCTTCGTTGAACTTAGTAAGTTTCTCTTTTAATTTCAGAATCTCTAAATCGAGTTCTTTTATTCGTGCTTTAACCCAGTTTGAAGTTAAAACTTCAGTCTTATTTAGAGCTTTTTTACCTTTCTTAGATTTAAGAACAGGATTCAAAGTTCGTATACGACTTAGATGTACTTTCATTTCTTGTAATTCACATAATTTAAATACATCTAATTGATTACAATCAGCTGGTAAATCACTAAATTTCTTTATACCCATATTGATACATAGTATCTTTAATTTAACAATTACTCGATCATCTGTAAGACCTTTGATTGTATTATAAAGTTCTTTCAAATCGTAAGTACGTTGATAATTACGATTTACTACATTCTCAATAGAAATAATATTCCAATACTTAGTAATATCTGCTGATAGTTTATCACGCTGTTCAATAAATTTATTTGCTTTCATATATACTTGATTTTAAATAATTTGACAATTAGTTAATTACATATAGTATATTAGAAAGTCTACCTGTGTAGTTAATAGACTGATCAAAGTCTAATAACTTAAAATATCAGCTATCTTCACAGACCGCTGATATGAATAACAATAAAATTAAGAAATAAGACAGACAAGATCAAAGAGTTAGCGCCTCTGTCACATCTCGATACGGCATCCGATTCTTCTTCTCTCGGCTTTCCAACACTTAGTTACCTTAGTAACATTATCAGAGGCAAGTAAGTAAGAGTATATACGAACCCAACCAAATGTATACACTCTTACTGATTTTATGTTGATTTTCAATTATTTTCTACTTAATACGAACCCAACCAAATGTATATATTCGATTATAAATCTCCTTCAACATGTAAACTGACGGGTATTCTTTCATACCCAAAATCTATGCAAGCATTTGCTACCCCAACCATTTTGCGTCGCTTGCTGTTATTACCCATATTTTTGTCAAAGCCTGGGTCATCTTTTGTAATATCATAGGTCAATTTCAATGGACTGTTTTCATCAAGTAATGTACAATAATACAATAATAATTCGATTACTTTTTCTTTTTCATCTTTCTTAAGTACTTTATCAATTGCTTCTGTCAAAAACCCAACCAAACCTGACTTATCGCAATTGTTACTTTCTACACCTGTGATGATAAAAGCTATTCTTTGTACTAAACTAAAAAAGTCTATTACATAATAGGAATTAAACCACTTATTTACCCAACCATATTTGTGGCGTCCTATTAATACTGTTCCATCGTGTCCAACTTTAATTGTTTTGCTCCCATCCATTAGCAAATTATTTTGAATACGAGGATCAGACATAATTAGCTGTAACATCTGCAAGTGATATGAATCTATTGGCTTTTTACTTGTTGCCATAGCTTTATGTACTTAAGATTAATTACTCGTCGATGCTCTTGTAGTAAGCAGTAGTGTCGTCCTTAGTAATCTTATTGATTTGTTCCAGAGAAGCTCCCTGATTTGCCAATTCATCAATAAAATTGTTAAGATCAGTCAAATTACTCTGATTCAACTGAGTGACAACTTCTGTTACCATTTTAACATTCCAGAACGGAGACCGTTCTCCAGTTGCTTCAAACTTCAAGATAGCATCTTGAACATCTTTTGGACCAGCTTTCAATACGATATCTACATCTGCCCGTAAATCAAACTGCAACTTTTCGTCATTATTAAACATAATAACAATCTTACCATTTGCAGTCCGCACGATATCTACGTTGAACAAATCAACAGTTTCAATCATATACTTCTTCATCGGATTTGCGAGTACAAGTCCTGGCATATCACCAGCCATTTTTTTCTTGTAATTCAAATCCAAATTATCACTTACGGGGATCGCCAACCGCCGACCAACTAAAGCACGGCTAAATGCAATTACTTTAGTACGTAACTGTGTAATTTCTTGCTGAGTAAAACCTTCTGGATTTTTGAACACGCTTTCATATTTTGTTGTTTCCATAATTTCTCCTTTCTTGATTCCGTGGTTGATTCCACCTACGGAGTAAGTTAATACTAAGTTTATTTAAAAGTAAGCTATAGAGTTTTTTTATCTAAGTGGAATAGCGTCTAATATCTATTCGTTTGTTAAAAACTTAAAAACCACTTCTTGTATTCAAACAGTAAAACTCTATAACGAAATTCTGCTAAGATTTGATAAGTAATCTGAAAAACTATAAGATAAGTCTTTATATTATTAATATTACTACTAGAACGTGATGTTATTACTTCACTCGGCATTCCCCGTAGGACTTTACTCATGAGACAGATGAGTCAGCCGTTCTTCATAAAATTATTAATACTAAACTATGAAAAGATATGTAATTCGATATCTGAAAATCGAATGCTATGCTAGTTAATACCTAAAAAGGTACAACAGGACTCCAACGGTAGGAGATTTATACCCATCAAATAACATTATAACTGAAATTATCTGAAAATCGAATGCTATGCTAGTTAATACCTAAAAAGGTACAACAGGACTCCAACGGTAGGAGATTTATACCCATCAAATAACATTATAACTGAAATTATCTGAAAATCGAATGCTATGCTAGTTTCTGATTGTTTAAAGAGCCTAACAGCAACTATAACGTGCTCTTTTTCCTATTATAGTAAGGAGTACTGTATATGATTCATAACCTACAACTGTTACTTCACTATCGGTAATACTTCTACCGAATTTTATTTTGAGCTGTTTATGTTTCAAAACACCTACTCTATAGCCTAATAGTTTATTCTAAGGCTGCGTGTACTTACGACTTTGTTCTTATTCTGCACATAACTTTAGGATTTCCACCTATCATCCTTTAATGTAAGGAATCAGCGTCACTTTACATATATTGTTGCGCAATATACTTTAAATGTTTCAAATGTCAGCAATTATATTGTACAGTCGAGGGTGGCTTGGATTTACTTTCGTCTTCTTATCACTACTCGTCCTAAAACCTACCATTGAACTTCCTCATTAGTTAAGTTAAACATGTTTATTCTCTCGTAAATAGAGACTTCCTAAATAGATTTACATTCTGTCACTTCCCGTTAAGACTACTACTTAGTGCAATGCACAGATTTTTCTCCGGTCTGCTTCGTGTCCGTCTCTTAATGTGTCTGCTTCTCTTCAACCTGGGAGTAGGGCGATGCTCACTTTCACATATACTCTTAAGGATAGAGTATCTCACCTTGTGCAAATTTGATAAAACTCCAGTTATGCTTCTGGATAAAATCATTTAGTACTTCTAAGCTTTATGTCTTCCACTTAGTATTGAAATAGTGTTATTGCGCACTTCATCCGCTAGTTATCTTTATATCCCTGTTGCAAAGCACTCTAGGTTTATACTCAGATAGATAACAACTGAGTTTATTATAATATTACTTGAACTCACATACTCCTTATTTCCTAAAGAGGTCCGTTGCAGGATTCCTTATTTATTAATATTGGATCATTGCTACTCAGCCAATAGGCACACAATCTACTACTCACTTTATCACTCTATCTCTCTATACTGGAGTGTATAGTAATACAAGCTTAGGATTAGTTATGAACTGGTATCATAACATTGTGCATAGGCTTTACACCTAATCCAGATAATCTATCAATATTTTTTCAATAAGTAGTGCTATAATATTATAATTAAGTACCTTCATATATACTATCTCTAAACGTATTAAGTTACAATATAACTGTTTAGATAAGTATAGAACACTATACTGACATTTTTATATGGTCTGTGCCATAAAGGGGAGTTTGGAGCTACCCTAGAGCGTTATATGCTCGATAATGTTCAGCACGTAGTCTTGGACACTACGATTTGTTGGGCATCATCGTGTTTATTACTCCTTCTTGATTCAAACTATGATAAGTCTGCGAGTAACTTAAGAGGATTTCGTTCCCCTTGTACTGTTTAATTTTGTAGACTGCTCTCTACTAATTGCGTCTTCTGTTTCTGTCTCCAGTCGGTTCTCACCAAAAACAAGAGGGTTGTACACGCTCTCCCTCTATCTTATTGCTTCTTCAGTCTATAGATAGTATATAGACACAATAAGTTATTATACTTTCAGCAATAGCCTATAGTTGTAGCTATACTCTATTCCTACTAATATTCTGTACTATCTTAATTTTAAGAAAGTAATCTAACCATTTACTTTCTAATCCTTTGATTTAGACATCTCTGGATATACACCATTATAGCTCTATAATCGCATTGGCTGTTCTAGTTGCGACTCAGATTCATCTTCTCTGATTGTTGTTGTTTCAGTCTTTGGAGAATATCCGTACAAGTGGTTTTATTTTCTTTAACTGATGGCAGTTCTCTTACCTTAATGTATTTAGGTACTTCCTTCTCTACAATAGAAGTTAGATAGATGATACTGTCTTTCTTTTTGATTTCAACATTGATATTTTGTTCTGGGTTGCTTTGTCCATTTAATTTTACAGCGTTATTGTTCAAATTAATATCAATATTAAAGTCTTTTGCCCGAGGTACATCTGTGAACTTCGGAATCACATACTCGTGTGCGGTGGCGGTATTTGTATAGTTAGTTACAAATCCTACATATCCACCGAAAGCTAGCATTGCTAGCGTAAACAAAACTGTTAGTTTCTTATTCATTTTGATAATGCGTTAATTGTTACTTTTTAGTAGCATACGCAGATTTCTCAATATAGAAAGTAAGAGGATTCAAAGAGGTTGATGTGTACAAGCTAGATACTTTCTGCATTACTTGTTTCAACATCTTGTCATTCATTTCTGCTCCATAAGCAATCCGTAGATTGTTTACAGTCTTTATTGCTGAAATGTGTTTACCTTTAAGATTCAGACCCTTGATTTCCGGATATACAAGTTTGTCTTCATCTTTACCTTCATTGTTAGCAGAAGTAATAATACGATTGATCAGATCGTCATTAGTTCCACTAATTAATTGAGAATACCGTTTTGCTTCTTCTTCGTAATTATTGTTTTTTGCAGTTTCATCAGTAATCTTCTTAGCTAAGAATACTTTTACAACATTAGCAACTTGCGCATCGTTGTATGTTGTTAATTGATTCTTAAGCCAAGCATGAGATGCTAAAACTGACAAATTACCTGTTAGGTTACCCCAAATAGCATTTGCACAACCCTCAAGCAATGTAGCATTCCGTCCTGCTTCTTTCATCTTAAGCAATACAGTTGCTAATACTTGTGCTGGTTCTGCATTTTTATCAAGCTTATAGGCTTCCCGTGCAAATTCAATCATATTTGCTACATTCTTACCTATACCTCCTGATTTCTGCTTGTGCCGCATGTTCATAATAGTACACATTGCTGCTACTTTCTGTTCATCAGTGACACATTCTTCGGGTTTTGGCATTTCCTGAGTCTGCGGAACTTTAGCATCTTGTTCTAAAGCTTTCTGCATTTCAGGATTTGTCTTTGCGACAGCATCTTTGAAGTTAATCTCGAGCTGTCCATCAGATGTTTTGCTAGGAAGCAAATTAACACCGAGGAACAAAGAAGCTGTTTCATTCAAATATGCAAACATTTCTTCGTTCACAGTAAAACCTTGTTCTTTTGCATCATTCTTGAACTGGTCGTTCCATTTCTGAATTAATACAAACATCATAAGGTCTGCCTGTTTTCCTGTTGCTTGATACATTGCCCGATCGTCTTTAATCTCTTCACGGCGTTTCAGAATTGCATTCATCAAATCTACTGAGTGATTTGCATCAATTCTGTCACTGTTTTGAGTTACGATATTAGGCGCAGGAGCTGCTGCTGTTTTAATAGTCGGAGTACTGCTGATATCAATTTCTTCAGCTTCTACTTCTTCTATCTTATCTTTCTTTGACTTCTGCTGTTTAGGTTTCTTTTCAGCAGGTGTAGATTTAGGATCTTCCTTCTTTGGTTCTTCAACTGGTTTAGTTTCAGGAACTTCAGTAGGAATAGGATTCTTAATTCCTTCCTTAATCCGTTTAACGTCAATTCCGTCTCCCTTCTTTACATTAGATACTGGGAAGAGAACACTAGTAGTTTCACTAGTTTCATTATTCTTCCACTCGGCTTTGATATTTTCAATGCCTTTACTGTCTTTCTCAATCTTAAGAGAAAGTAGACTCATATACGGTGATTTTGTGCACAACATATGAGTTTCATATGCTGATTTGCCCATCGGAGTCTGATAAACACCGCCTTTCTTTTGTTCAGGCTTCTTTTCCTCTGGTTTAGGATCTTCTACTTTTGTTGCTTCTACTTTAGCTGAAGCTTCTACTGCTTCTTTAGCTTTTTTCAACGCTTCTAAGTTTCTTGCTGCTTTTGCACTTGGAGTCTTTCCACCTTTATTTCTTTTTGCCATATTGATTATGATTTTAAATAAATTAATAACTTAACAATTAATACACTCAAATTATGAAATTGAGTATAGTCAACTGTCATCTTCTATCTCTGCATTGTTAGGCATAGTAGGTATATCTTCTCTATCAGTTGTTACTAACGTCTCACCTCCGTCTTCCTGACCCATTTCATAAGATTGGTTATCTACTGTCCCTACAAAAGCAGTAGAACCTTGAAATGTGGGATTAGGAGCCATAGTAACAACTAACTCTTGAGAAGGAGTATCTGAGGTATTTGCAACTACCTTTTTTACTCCAGTACCTACAACAAAGCCTAGTAAAAGTACGCATACTAAGAATACGTACAAACTAGCACTTTTACACATTCTAGAAATGATAAAAGATGCTAATGCTCCTAAAAGGAGTAAACAAAAACTAGTCATATTGTTGAAAGTATTTGTTAATAATCTGTTTTTGTTTAAGTTTTTGTCTTGCTTTGTTTAAATCACCTTTTACAGCTAATTCATTCATTGCAAGCTTACTAGCTATCTCTTTATAAGATAAACCATCTATGCGAGCATTAATCAAATCTCTATATTTCTTCTTAAGAGTAGGTATAGCTTGTAAGACTATATCTAGTTTTTCCTTTAGAATTAAATCTTCTTCAGGACTTCTCTCTAAAGCAGATAGTTGAATTGGATTTTCATCCTCATCAACATAGTTATTTAATTGCTCTTTTTTGTTTCTACGTATATAGTCTATTGATGCATTAACAGCAATAGTCTTTAACCACATATTAAATGAAATATGTTGAGTATACATAGATAATTTCTCATAAGCTTTAGTAAATACTACTGATGTTAAATCATCAGCAACGTCTGTATTCTTAACTACACCCATAATAGTGTACCAAATATCAGTTTTATACTTATAGTATAACTTACTAAATGCTTTTTGAGAACCTTGTTTAGCTTGCTCCACTAGATCTATTACTTCTTGTGTCATATAGCTAAATTTTAGTGGATTGTAGTTAACCCAATAACTACAATCCTTAAATTCAGAAGGGAAGTTTTATAATTTCTTTGCAATAATAATTATTTACTGCTAGACATCTTTTGTAGAATACATCTGAGATATGTTCTCTCCATTCTTCTTTCTCTTCTTCATTGAGAGGATATGCCATTTTCAATGACATATTAATAGCAATCCTTACTCTTACTAATCTAGTCTGAAGACTTAATATTTTATCTTCTAACAGATTATTAAGAATATCCATCCACAGTCTTCTATTTATCCACTTATTGATACTTAGACAAGTGTTACTAGTAACTATCTTAGATTTTAAATTAGGTGGTATATTTGCCCAATCATCTAATACACTATCTGCATATCCTAATACTTTAGTATCAAAATTTGCAGAAGATATAATCTTGTCTAAAGTAAACCTATAAGGTTCCTCTAATTCAGCATTGAGTGCTTCAATAAGTCTCTTAAAATCGCTCATTATGGTTCTCTGTTAAGTGCTTTACAAATTACAGTAAATACATAGTTAGCTTGAGACATTTTTAGGCTGTATTTCTTCTTTAAATGCAGTCTAGTTCTTACTTTAGCTTGTTCTACACCATATAATGGTAAAGTTGATTTATAGTAAGCAATACCTTCTTCGATGATTTTATCTTTTCTAGAATCTTCTCCTAAGCCTTCTAGAGTCTGTAAATCACCAATACCTACATTATCAACTACTTCAGTAATAGATGGTAATGCAAATGTATACTTTTCAGGATACATCATAATATCTACTACTTCAGGACTGTCTTTAGTAAGATCTTTAGCTTTACCATTCTGTTTAAAGTAATTAAGATCAATTGCACCTACTACTTCTAATAATGGTTCTACTCCGCTTAAAAGGAGCAATACATTAGTTTCTGGACCTTGTGCGATCCACATACCTGCTTTTAACATAATCCTTTTGTTTTAAGTATTTTGATAAATTCGTTTTTGAATCTTTTTACTACAACTGCCGCATCCATTGGACTAATGTTGAATTCAGAAGCTACTTTTTTTCTAAATTCCATTTCTCCACTGCATTGCTGCATTACTTCTTGTAGTCTTTCTCGCTCTCCTGGTTCAGTCCAGCGAACATATTGAACAATTTCCATGTTAATTCATTTGATGTTCAAGATCTTTAATTTTATTATAGACGCCTACCCAATATATCAAGCCTTCTTTACTCTTTTCAGCTTGAAACATTTCATAGATTTTGCATCTATTGTATCCGACTGAAATGTTATGTACACCACGTCGCCAACCTCTACCTCCCTTCATTACTGATGGAGTTGCTTCATATACATACTCAATGAACGCAGTAAGTTTACGTTCTCTTGTAAGAACAATTTCCCAAGTCTTAGGTAATCTATTCCTAATAAAACCTCTTAAGCCTTTTTTATTCATGTTTATATTTAAATATTTTTGTATTATGTCCAAATTCAAACTTAATTGTATAAATACTATTTTTAATAGTTGCTTCATTAAGTGCTACTTTAACTTTACATATAAAATCATCAGAATAATACGTACCGTTAATATACCATGCAACTATCCTATGATAGTTTCTTCCATCATTACTACTAATCCATGCTCTTGCAAAATAATCTTTCATATTATATAATGATTGACTTTCATATATTGCTAATAATATACGAAGTTCTTTTCGTATAGTACCTAAGATTTCTGTTTGAGTATTGAATTCTTTTTCCTTACTCTTTTTATGCCGACCACGATTCATAAGTAGTTTCTCTAATTGCAGACTGTAATCTTTCTATTGCTGTTATTATAGTATCTATTCTAATTACTATTTCGGTATCTCTAGCAAAATGTTTAATATAGTATAACTTAGTAATTATACCAGCTAAACACCAGAGAGCAAAATTTCTCTTACTAGCCTTTAATTGATTTAAAGTTTTCTTTTTCATCTACAAAATATTTTTAAATATTGTTCATAATGTTTCTTTTCATTTATTGAAGCTAAAGCATCTAATTGATTATAATTCTTTTTAGTTAAAGTAAAATCATAATCTAATAACGCTTCTTTCAGATTGTAAAATACATTATAATCAAACAAATCTCTGTTACTTATTTTGATTTGTTCAATGAGAGCTGTTTCAAATATAGCTAGCAATCTCAGAATATATTTATTATTCTTTTTAACTGCTAGTCATAAACCTTTACTTCCTTTGCTATAATCTAAAGGAATGATTGCTGTTTTGTTATAATCTGTTTTCATACTCTTTGTTTTTAATTTTGATAATATTTGTTTACGGAGCGGGACTCGAACCCGCACTCTTCAGTATTGTCTACCTGTGTCTATCCATTTGCACGATCCGTAACCTGCTTTTTACGACATTAGCTTAGCCGTTGACTTAACGTATCACGCTGCGATACGAGTATAGTCTGTTACAAAAGATTTGTCATTTCTGACGTTATTGACCTATTCATTACTGTTTCTGCCAATCAATACATATATACCCCCTTGTTATTATTTTATAGTGGAGGTAGAGCCGGCGAAAGCTCGTCTTGCTCAGGCATATAATGACCTAACAGTCAATATACTTTTATTTCTATAGGATTATCTCCAAAACACATATTTCTTTTATCAAATGGTACATAATGAGTATATAAGAATCCTGCATCATTAAATAGTTTAGCCGTACCTATTGGTACACTAATAGAATTATTATGTTTTGGATCTATCCACCAACTTCTTTTTGTTGTTTCATGAACATATCTAACAGGTTTATTATAGAATAGATGTTCACCCCACATATCTGCTGCAATATAGCTCATGATAAATAATTTTAAGTTGTAAATATAAAGAGTTTTGCACACCTCTGCGCCTTCATATCCTGCAGATCGGATAACGCCTCAATTAGAGAGATATACATCATACACGAGTTTTCATATACCATTGGGTTGATATAATAGTGCAATATACTCTTTTAGTAGTATAGAGAGCGATCAAACTCTCTATACTTAATATGTAATTCTAAAGTAATAGTACATACCGTTGATTATGAGCATAAAAGCATTAAATCTAGTATATAATAGCATAAAGCCGCTATTACTTTAGAATTTATAGTCTTTGACAGAATACATATTATACCAAGTGCTCATCTAGCAAGCTAGAGACTCGATTGAAATATAGACATAAAGTACTATATGTATATGTATTTTGATATACTTACTGTTTTTCGTCTATGAGACTATCCTTTATTTGTTAGCATAAAAGCATTTAAATAAAGAATGATCTATTTATAGCACATGATCAGTAGGCATAATATCCTATTACTAGCATAAAAGCATTGAATAGAACTGTCAATTCAGTTCATGTTGCCCCGAACTCCTCAATGCGACAATGCGACTTATATAGTTTGCAGGGTTCACATTTATTCTATTTAGCATAAAAGCATTTAGAATTTGGATGTTGATTAAAGATAGATATTTTCGTATCTTGAACCAAAGATTTCTTCTTTCGCTTTTGCGATAGCGTCATCTTTCTTGTCTGTAAGTTCTGAATACTTTTTGTCCCAAGCTTTGTAATCACCTGTAGATTCAAATTCAGCTTGAGCTTTCTTCAGTCCTTCAGAAAAGTCTTTCATAATGTTCTTGTGTTTTGATGCAAAACGTCCGTATCTTTCTGCTCTAGAAACAGCTTTTTCACAATCCTGAATTCTACGTTTTACTTCACGAGATTCACGTTCAAGTTGTTCTTGTTGGATCTGTTTCTTTGCTTCAGTAACTGCTGATGCTTCAACTTTACCGTCTTTTTCTTCTTGTTTTTTCATACCAGCTTCAAAGTTGTAAATTTCATCAGTTGCTTTGTCACGTAACATTGCTACACCTAACATAATTGCAGTTAATCTCATAAAATTCTTCATAATTTTTTGATTTTTAATTGTTAATAATTGATTTATTTAAGTGAATGAATTAATCTTAAAAAGTATCTAATAAGCTTCTGCGATAGATTTCATCTCTTTCTTCTTTGATATCTATTTGCATTTTAATGATAATACTTATTAGTTCTTCTTTTGTTTTCTTTTTTAATTCTTTTTTTGTCCACATAATAGTAAAGAAATAGAAAGTTATACTATCTATTTGTACGCCTTATTCGATAGCTAGCCCTTTTCCTTCTCCTGACCTTAAATAAGGTTGACCGTTGTATAGTCCGTAGGTATTAATCACCTTTAGGGGTCTGGCGTTATAACCTTCTGTGTTGATTGAATTCTATCATAACTACTTAATTAGTAATTCTGTTTACTTGCCAATAGCTGCTAAATATGCAGCTTCTCGACGTTTATTTGCTTCTTTTATTCGAGGAAGTGTTTCACTTAAGAATTTCTTCTTCATTTCCTCTTTCTCTTTTAGCTTTATATAAAGACGACGATAATATTCTTCTAAATTATTAATTTTAGTTTTACTTGTTCTATGATGTATTCTAAATATTTCAAGAACAGATTTTCTACTTAATAATGCTTCATTTAGATATAGTTTGTTATGCATCTTTCTAGCTAAACTTCTTTGTTTTCTGCTCATAATTTCACTTATAACAAAAATTACACTATAGCTCTTTCCCTTTTATATGGTTGCATTTTAGAATGTCTAACTCTCTTTTTAGACTGATATTCAGCTGCTTTTCCTGATTGCTTAGAACCTGGAAAATGAGATTCTTTATAGGTCTTTCCCATGATTATAACACTCTAATTGCTTGTACTAAAAGATCAAAGATATAAGCGCATCCTTTTTTGTTGAGATACTCAATTGTAACTTCTTTTTCATCCAGCATCATCTCAATTTGTGGTCGAGTTAATTTACCATCTTCAATCAATTTCCAAAAGTTAGCATTGATTGCAGCAATATTCATTAGACCAGCTGCTGTACACACAGTAATAACGTCTTTTAAGATGTTTTCAATCATTTGTTTATTTGAAGAGCTAGTTACAAACTTACTTGTTTCAAGTATTTCTGTATGTACTTCTGATAAACCAAGTTTCTTAGCCATAAGAGCTACTGCTGTTACAATACTTTCCTGATTGATTGATGCAGGAATTCCAATAATTACAAAGTTTAAAGATTTCATTTGATATGAATTTAAAGTTGTTTATAAATTTCTTGACTATAGTACTTACCACATCTTTCACAGTAAGTTCTTTTAGTAATAGGAATGTTTAATTCATTGTTATTAGGCTCATTTTTCCATTTGTGTCCGTGAATTAAACATTGTGAACGTAATGCAACTTCTTTTTGCTTTTTAGGATTGTCTAATAATTCTAATTCAGCAAGTCGTTTGATGTTACTATGATAGGCTTTTAGCCTTCTGTAACTACTGATTTTCAGTTTGATTTTCTTAAAAATATTCATTCTTTCATATTTAATAGTTTTAATTATACAATATTTTGAGGACGTCTAGCTGCAACTAGATGGTTTTATCAATCTTAATTATATATTAACACACATTTTCTACTGTACGCTTACAGTAAATAAAGAAGGCATGTAACAGTTTATACAATATATTGCAGTATATTGCAGGCTTGACGATTCACATCGTTGTGTAACTTCTACACTAATACAGCTTAATTGAAATACTAATTAAAATGACTCTCACTTAGTTTTAACTCATAAGCAGATATAGCTGTCAAACTAATCTTATTGGAGTACATGATTTTAACGTCTGCACTAATACTAATCTCCTCCACCTACCTTCAGACGGCAGTAATACTGTCATCTAAAATGATTAGATATAAGCCCCACATGTTTGTCACTGATTCTCACAGTAAAAACGATTACTTCTATCTTCACAGACTGAAGTAACCTTGTTTAATTTAATAATTAACGGCTTCGTGAATTGAATCACTATTAAGTTGTGGTAATGAGGACCTTGGCATACTATCTGGTATATATTCTTTTTGTATATCCATACTCCTCTTTATTAATTTATCATAAAAGTCTTTGTTACTAATATAAATAGAAACAATTTCATGATTTGATAAATCTGTACCTTTAGTTACAAGTATTTGAGTTAGTACTTGTTCTGGCATAACCAAGAACACACTATCTACATACTTGTCTAATCTCATATTTTCACGCCATTGTAGCACTTCTTGTACTGTTGGTGCTACTACTTGTTCAATTGTATCCGTTTCAGGGATTTGTTTTTCTTTAGGACTACGAGGTCTTGCACAACTGATAAAAATTGCTAATGCTGCTATTGCTGCAATTAGCCAAAATACGTATTTACTTTTCATTTTTGATAAATGTTGTTTAATCGTTTAACATGTTATAAATCTCTTCTACTGACTCTTTTGCTTCGAGAATCATAATTTCTCCGTCATAAAGTTTAGTGAAGATAGTTGATCCTTCTGAATAATCTTCTGATGGAAGAATTGAAGAGATAATACTTTTTCTTACAGTGGCTGGCTTTCCTTCTGATTCATTGTCATGTAATAATAAAAATTCACTCATTTTGATAATGTTTTAAGTTAATACTAAGTATATAAATGCTATTAATATTGCATCTATTACAATTAATACTCTTGTAACTGGATGTGTTTCATACCAGTTTTCAAATTTATCCCACCATACATCTGCTAAATCAGCTTGGTTTGATTTCTTTGTATCCATCGTCTTTATCTTTATATCCACTACCAAGTGTATATACAAAAGATAATACGCAGAATATAAATAGTGCGATTATCACTACTTTAGAGTAATACCAATAATTCCAGTAATCGGTATATAACAGTCCGTACACTTCTTCATCAAAGAAATATATTCCTTGATGTTCAATAATCATCACAGCTGCAAATAATGCAGTTATGAGTCCAAATAAAAAATACATTAACTTTTGCATAATAATTATTTATTGATTAAATACTATTTGCTACAAATACTATTGTTACTACTATTGCTAATAATATTAGTAAGTATACTAATAATCTGATAGTAATAACAATGCGCCAGAATCGTTCATTTCCCATATACTTTTATACTTATTGTTGAGTTTTTGCCAAAAATGATGTCCTTCTTTTGTATGTCTCCATATAAGTGTACATTCAATTGCCATACTAGGAACTCTTAATTTTGTATAAAATGGTTCTAGGTTTATTTTTTTATCGTGAGCATATTTACTACTGCCGTCTAAAAAGCTATCTAATACTTTTTCTTTAATAAGAAACGTAAGCAATAAATAAGGCATATTAAATAATATTTGCCTTCTGACTTTTTGTTGTTCTGTTAACTTTTTCATTGATTGAATTGTACTTTTTTATGAACTTTAAATGTTACTTCAGTATCACTTTTAACTTCAATGGTAAAATGAGGAGATGATTTACTATCTATTCTTCGTTTGATCCATTTAACTACGTAATCCGCAGTTAATACTTCAAATTGCAAATAGCTACGCCATTTTCCACTCTTACCGATGTGTAGTTTTAGATTTCCTCTGTCAATATTAGTAACAGGGTTAACGCGACTTTGTTTTGAGTTAACTAATTTAGCTACTACTATGTCGCCGATTTTAAGATTTTGAAATTGTTCTAATGTCATATCTTTTTTAGTTTATTGATTAAACATATAAAGAGGACAGCTAATGCTGTCCCCTACTATTTACGTATAGTTACGTTGTCACTCTTTGTTCATCCAGTGGCAGATGCTCAGAACTATTTTAGATTTGAAAAATAGTGAAAACTCCTTCATACTGAGTTTAGATAGTGCTTATACAAATCGTATCACACACTACGATGATACTATTAATTACGTAATCAGGCTCTGTGTCTATATACAGGCTTGCCACTGCTTTTCTAGCCACATTAAAATTACGCAATAAAGAACTCTAGATTAGTTTGAATACATCTAACTAATAGTTCATACTTTCTGATAAAGTGTTTTCTGGTTTTCATAATTTTAACTTTTAATATTATTTGTTAGATTAAAGTCTGCAATAATATTTTTTACTACAGGTATGAGTTCATTATCATATCGTAAAATTATACGATGTTGAGTATCTCCTATTTCTCCTATTTCTTGATTTATGTATTTTATAAGATCAATTTTTGGATTTTCTTCAATAGCTTCTGTGAAGCATTCAAATGTTTCTTGTGATATATTATCATTATCGTTGATAATGATATCTAAAATTGTATACCTTAGCATTTTATTTCAATTTTGATTCCGTATTTAAGTTTAATTTTTCCACATTTAGAACATCTGTATATGAATATATCTGAATATGTATGAAATTCTTTTGTTTCACCTATTAGATGATAATCGTGTTTACAGATAAATCTTTGATAAAACTTTTTGATAAATCCTTTCATATATATAGTTTTAAGTTAATAATCTGTTTAAAACACTACTATCTTCACAGACTGTAGTGTATGGTTAAGTAATAATAAAGTAAAGGATAGTATGGCTGTATCCTTACAATATAGAAATAAACGATTAGCATTTTACACCTAAAACTTTATAAGTCGCAACTCACATTCCAGTTGGAATAGTTTGCTTACATTTTATAATAAAGAAACTGGTGCCCTCAATGTCTTGGGAAGTTATTGAGTTTTTTAAAAAGCATCTGTTTTTCTAGATTGCTTTAAACTCTTATATTAAGAGTTTACTATCTTAATACCTAGGAGAAGATAGTAGATTATTTAAAATAATAGTATAATCTTCCAAAACTATACTATTATTTTGTGTTATCAACACTCACTATTACACACAGTAGCTAATTGTGTTTATTTAGTGACTAGATTCATAGTGGAAATGATTCCTTATGAGAATCCTACTTACTAGCTAGACTCTTGCGCTCGATACTATTATTTATAATAACAATATTTTTCACAATCGAGGGTCTTATTTCTCGGCAACTCCTACTTAATTTGAATTTTTAACGCATTTAAATATATATCCCAAGTAATAACAGATATTTGGAGCATTATTTACACACTTTTGGTTGCTCGTTTTTTGATCTTTTAATCAATATATACTTGATTAGTATGTATATATCTATGCTTCTTACTTTCTGAGCGAGTTTGCGATTCTCAGATTTCATATTTTCTATTACCACGCATTGGCTAATTAGAAGAGCCTTAATTAAATTAGAATAACATAATTTTGCACAGTTGTTTAGTTAATAAATGACTAACCAGTCTGTGACTAACTTCTGGTTAGTCTTAATTTAATTTACTAGTCTTTACAGCGCTAGCTTTCTGTTTAGTTACTATAAAGATAATCAAATCTAGATAGTATTGTTAATTCTATTAAGATAGGATATTACTATTACTGTAAATAATATTGTATCAATCTTTATCGTTATATTTTGCATACGTATATAGTCATACATATTTGTTATTGTTGCCAAATCGTCTACATTTTTAATAAACGTAATTAATACAAATAATATAAATATTGATATAGCACAACATCCTAATAATATTATAATTTGGGTTATATTATTTATAAGCTTTATCATACTTTATCTAATAGTAATAACATTATCCATAGAATAAATTGACCAAGTACTACAATCAATGTTAATAGTGTCATTAAATTGTTTTTTTGTCTTTTATCCATCTCTAATTTTATATTAAATCCCATTCAATTAACGCTTCGATTGGTGACATACCTTGTTTGATGCATTCGGTTACTTCTGCTTCAAGATGATATTCTTTTGCTATTATGAGAGCTTCATTAACTGTAATTTTTGGTGTTTCCATAATATATATTTTTATTGATAAATAAAATTGCTATAATGGTGACTCAATTGGTTTGAAACGGTAAACCATAGCCCTCACAGTCAGACTGCAAGAGCTATATATTAGGTTTACTCGTCATCGTCCTCGTCATCAGTTTGTTGATTTTTTCAGGTTCTGAGACATGGATTACCAACGCTTTCATTTGCTTCTGGTTTATTGACACGTTTCTCATACCAATATGAACCGTTAGCAATGTTTGCATTTGCGTTCCTTGTAATTACTTCAATATAAGTTCCCCCGTTGAGGTCATTATCCCATTCGTTTGAGTCCTTATAATCAGTAATTTCGCCCGTCTTTTCGTCGACAATCATCTCAAGACGTGAATACCCAACAGCGTTAAGTTGTGTTAATTCCTTTTGTTCACCATTTGCGTCAGCGTAGTAAATTTTACTTACACCTAAAACCTCACTAACCGGCAAGGTCTTATAAACTAGTGGTAACGAAAATTCACAATCAGATAACTTAACGACTTCTCCCTTCTTCGTTGTAAAGGTTTTTGAATCACTTTCCATACACTTAATAAATCGGTCAAGATTTTTCTTGTACGCTTTCGCCGTCTCGTCCTCAGTGGGAAACAAACACTTAACAAGATTAATGTTACGTATTGCAGCTGCTTGCGGATTCAATACTTTTACACCTCCAATCGTAATGAATGTAGGCGCGTCCTTAGCTCCCTGTGAGTAACTGAACGTACACACGTAAAACTCATCGCCATTAGTGCGAGTTCTTTTTTCCGCTGAAATCAATTTGCTTAACATGATTTTTCTCCTTTCTTGATTTTTATTAAATTAATATAATAAGCGCATTTTTTAATGAACCGTATTTTTTTGCAAAATAGGTCATATTAGACTTAGGATATATCCACCAAATAAAAGAATTATCCCGTATGCTAAAGTGATTACTCAAACATTCATGAATGTTTAGCAATACAATGGTACATATTAACTTAACTTTTTCCATATTTTTGATTTACTTGTTACTTGTGTGGAATAGCCCAACAGATACAAGCCCGTAGGGGTGTTCCACTCCGATACAAGGTAGAGGGGTGTGAATTTTTGCTGCTTCACGCACACAGATTTCTTCACCAAAAAAATTTTTTATATATTTTTATTTTAAATAATGTTAAAAAATAGCTATTAAACTTAAATAAATATTCATAATAAATGTTAATAATAATAACCAATATAATTAAATATACGTTACTGTATACAGTAGATACAGTTAAATACAGTATAAATATGAATTACTACTTTATAAGACAAAGAGATCAACAGTATTCTAATTGTCTTTACTTAAGTAAGATAAGTAAGAACTATAAATTAAATGATAATTATAGATCCTTTACTTTACCAGGACAAATAGAATATACTTTCTCTGAAGATTTATATAAACAGTTTAAGAAAGAAATAAATACAGTTAAATGACAGAATTTACTGCACTATGTTTAGTAGGTATGTTAGGATGTCTAGCTTATATCATACTAAATAAATTAACAAAGTAATGTGCCCTAAGTACACGGGACCGTAGTACGTTCCACGCTTAAAGAAGTTACCATAAGGTAGAAGCGCACCAGGGAATCCTAATCGTAAGTAGGCTCAGTTTAGCTACCTTTCTGACGGTCTTTGGTTAAAAAAGGTAGCCCCTAAAACGGTATTACTATGGAAAAGAACGAACAAAAAAGCAGATAGAATTGAGTATGTTTTCAGGAATAAAACTTATATAGCTACTCCTGAGCTTAGTAAAGGTTGTTGTGTAGGTTGTGCGTTTGTTAATAATATGAACTGCGCTAACTTTAAAGATAGAATGGACATCTGCCATAAAGGATATATTTTTAAGCGTAAATTTAATCACATAGATGAGTAACCTTACTTTACTTACTGCGTTAATAGATATTATAAAGTAAATATTATGGAAGATAAAGTACTAGAAACAGTGGTAAACGGATTGGAATATAGTTTTGAAAAAGATATATTGGTAAAACCTTTAGCTCCTATCATGGTTACTAAAGAATATACAGAGCAAATCCCTACTGGGGAAAAGGACGAAGAAGGTTTTAATAAGTATGAAGTAAAGACTCATACTAAAGAAGTTGAATCAGATTTTGCAAAAGGTATTGTTCTATCTATTCCAATCGGTACTGATAGTACCATTAAGGTTGGTGATACTATAGTATACCCTAAGAAATTTGCTAAAGACTTTGATCTATTTAAAGACTCACAATTAGTTAAACCATACGACGTTGTAGCTAAAGTCGTTAAATAAGCTATCATTCATGATTGAATGTTTTATTTTAGAGTATTAAGTCGCTGCCCTGCCATCAAAGCAGGGCATTCTTTTTGCTATTACTTTACTAAACATTAATAAATGTTAAATATTTTAAACACTTTTTATATTAGTGCGTTTTAAGGGCATTATGGGAACAATAATAATAATACTTGTAAGTGTTATTGGCTTTGGTGCTCTTACTTATCGTCAAGGAAAGAAAGAAGGTTATGACCAAGGTAGAATTGATGGTTATGAAGAGTGTAAACAAAACTTTAATAAGATACAAGAATTTAAACAAAAGATATTAAATAAAAAGTTAGACATATGGAAGGATACAAAGTAATTAAGGATTTTAGCTTCGCTGAAAAAGGTGATGTGTTTACTAAAGTTGAAGATTTAAACTTGTGGGAACTTCAGAAATCTGAAGTAGTATCAGATACAGAAACTTATACTTCAATGGCATTTGATTCTTCTACTATGGAAGAATTAGCTAATAAAGATTATGTAATTTGGTACAGTGAAGAAGCACAAGAAGATGATGAATGTGAATGCTGTTGCGATAAGTTAGAGAAAGTAAAAGAATACGTTAATACTTTGATTGATACATATACTAAAGATTATAATGAACTAATGAAGGATTATAATGAAGGTAATGTGCAGCAGTGTGTTAAAGTAGAAGCAGAAACTGTATACCACAATTTAAATAAAGTTCTCAATAGTATTAAAGATTTGTTAGATGAATAAATTAGTAAAGACTGTTAATAAAGGCAATCTTTACTATGAATACCTTAACGCTTTAAATGGTATACTACAACTTACAAATAGGGAATTGGAGTTACTTACTAAGTTCGTTGAATTAGATGTGAACTTTACTCCAATACCTGGTGTAAGTAAAAATGTAGCCAATACTGACAATCGTAGAATGATTAAAAGTACTATGGGTATTACTCCTGATAACTTAAGTAGATATATAAGTAAGTTCAAGAAAGAGGGTCTTTTAGTACAGGGAAAAGCAGAAGATGAATTAGTAGTTAATAAGATACTAATTCCAGAGATAATAAAAGATAGGGTGCAAATAACATTAATACTAAGAGTAAATGAATAATAAAATAAATAATAAACATTTCTATATGATCTTTGACAATGGGCATATAGTACATGTAGAGAATAGAAGTAATAGGTTAGTACGATATTTCAGACATCTTTTTAACTTACGTTCTAATTTAAAATTAACTTCTTTCGTTCCGAAGAAACCTTACTCTAATAAAGAAATCAAGAAATTATCTGATATACTATACAGAAATCGTGACTTGGATGAAGATGATATCATAGTAATAATAAATTCTATTAGACCTAATACCATCAGAGAATCTTTAACAGAGTTAGAAACTAGTGAATATTATATAAATGCAACAGCAAAAAAAGATATCAATTTACTCAAGTCTGGCAAATAAATATAATTTACCTTATCCTGTTATAGAAGTAATATGCAATAGTCCATTTAAGTTTGCTAAAGAAGTAATGTCAAATGATGAAGATACTAAAGATATTATGTTTGCTTACTTATTTAAACTTAAATTAAAAAGAGATATAAAGAAACAAAATGAGACAGTTTATTGAAGAATGCTTAACACCCAATTATAAAATTCACTGGTTAGATTCTATTTACTTTGATCCTGTATTACTTAACAATATACAGATGTATGTAGCAATTAGTGACAGTAGACTATTAAGAATATGATACTAAGAAAGTTTAATAATATGTATCCTAGAACACTTTGGATAGCTATAGTAGAGAGTGAGGAAGATATACAGTTTCTATGCAAGAAGTTCTCTATATTAGAGATTACTCCAGAATTCAATAAGATACTAGAAAATGCTCAAGATGCAATGACCAATGCTTATCATGATGATGTAGTAGCTGAATGTAGACCTGTTATTCAAAACTTTAACTATTTTACTGGAATACTGTGTATAATATATAAGCCAGAGTTAGTAGATAGTGCTAACATAGCCCATGAATCTGTTCACATTTCTGACTATTACTTTGAAATTACAGGTATGAATAATGAAGATTTTTCAACTGGTGGCAATGAAGGATATGCTTACTTAGTTGGTTGGGTTGCTGGATGTTTTGTTAAAGTAATGAAAGAATATGGAAAGACAAAGTAAAGAAGATTCATTAGCTCTATGGGAGTTTGAGAAGAACAATACTAAACGATTAGGTTCTAATATCAGCGAAGAGTTAAGGGAATTAATGGAAGTTGCGGATAAGAAGATAAATGACTATTCGTTAACATATAATGAATTTCTAGATGACATTCTAGAAGGTTTAGCTAAACTAAAAGACACAGATAATATTGAAACTAGGCGGTTACAGATAAAAGGATTGTACAACTGTTTAACTAATAAGTATATTGAAGATGGAGAATGATGGTAAGAAATATGATTGTGGTAAAGTAAGAATGGATCTGATTCCATTAGATGTAGTTGAGAATATTGGTAAGGTACTTACTTATGGAGCTCAGAAATACTCAGATAATAGTTGGCAAAATCTTCCAGATTTTTGGAAAAGATATAAAGCAGCATTACTAAGGCATCTTACTGCTATAGACAAAGGAGAATTAATAGATCCTGAAAGTGGACTACCTCATATAGATCATGTACTTTGTAATACAGTATTCTTAGATTGGGGATTTCATCATGGTAAAGCAATTAGTATTAATACAAAAGATATTGAACAAGATGAATAATTTAGAAGCTATTTGGTGGGAAACGTAGGATATAGATGTAAATAAAAACCGTATTGGTAATCCTACTTTACACGTTCACTTCATACGTAAAAATGAAGAAGGTATTACTCATGGAATTGTACACTCTAAAGAAGTTACACAAGATCTTAGTATTGATGCAGTTAAGAATGAAATAATTAAAGAGATAGTAGAAGTTTTAGAAGAAGGTTATAGAAAAGTAGAAAAAGATTTATGGAACAATTGAAATTTAAAAAGTTAGATTACTCAGTAAAGAAAGAAGACGGTACAGAAGAGATTAAGAAGTCTGAAGGTAAGTTGCCTACTAGAGCTACAGCAGGAGATGCTGGATTGGATCTGTATGCTACTCGTATTACTCAAGAAGTAGATAATAGCGGAAAGTTAGTACTTGTATATCATACTGATTTAGCGGTAGAGATTCCTGAAGGATATTGTGGCTTACTTATGATGAAGTCTTCAATTAGTAAACGTTCTATAGCTTTAACAAATGGAGTAGGTTTAATAGATACTGGATATCGTGGAGAGTTGATGGCTAAATTTAAAGTAACTACAGATGCTATTCCTACAGTATATACTACAGATGAACCATTTGCTCAATTAGTTATTGTACCTTGTTCTATATTAGAACCCACTTTAGTAGAAGAGCTAAGTGAAACTGAAAGAGGAGAAAAAGGATTTGGAGAAGTTACAGCAGAACAAAATAATGAAAATAAATAATAAGAATATGAAAGAACTTAATATTACAATTACTCCAGTGAGTGCATCAGGTGTTGGAAATTTTATTGATGTTAACATTAACGGATTGCCTTACAGAACAGAAACTGTACAAGGTGAATTTACCGAAGAAGTAATGAAGCAGTCTATTGAAAAGTTGATGCCTACTATTCCTGCTGAACAACGAGAAGAAGTAGAATTGAAATTCTATCAACTGTTAGATGCTATTGCTAATACTAAAGCTGAAGAAGAGTATAGAGCTCAGCACCCGGAAGAGTTTATGCCAGAGAATTTTGAACCTAGTGTTGAAGAAGTAATTGAGTAATTATGAAGAAAGTTTTAATAAGTAATGAATGTTATCCTATTGAATTAGATAACAATTTGAATCCAGCACCATTGGGGTCTAACAGCCTTCTTAGAAATGCATATTGTATAAAAGAAGAGAGCGAAGTATATATTAATGGTGAACATAAATATACAGCTAAACCAGGAGATATAATAATCAGTTTTTATGGTATTGAAGATAGATACAATAAAACAGAATATTTTTTAGTACCGGGAAAATTATTTGAAGATTACTTTGTAAGACTAGAAAAATATGAAGCTAGTAAGCAAAGCGAAATTAATAACGAAGGATTATGTTGTGATTGTTGCGAATCTATACGATGAAACTATTTGATATAAATGGTGGTAAAGTAGTAATACACCCTGATGCTTTAGGTCTCCCATTCTTTAAAAAGTTATGGGAGGCTGATAAGCCAGATAAAACACAAGCTACAAATGTAATAAGTTATATAGTACTTATGTGGTATTTTAAATCTCCATATGTACTTCAGTTAGAACCAGATATCAGAGAAAAGAAGCTTAAGTAGTTATACTTTGGTGATGAGAATTATAATCTTACAGTAGAAGAGAAGTCCTGTGAAGATGATTATAAGAAGCTAATATACACTAGGAATCTGAGGATGCTGGATAGTATGAGAAACAAAGTAGATACTATTAGTAAGTATTACGAAGATTCTCTAGAAGAGCAACTAGATGAAAAGAAGATTAAAGATCTATTAGCTGGTATGGAAAAAGTAAAAGCTACTTTTCAAACGCTAGATTTCCTCGAAAAGGCAGTTAAAGCTGAAGAAGTTAGTACTACTAAAGTACGTGGAGATGCTCAGATTAATCCTTATGAATTAGCTTAATTTGTACAAATTATACACAAGTTTATAACAATAAATTAATAGGTACGTTATATGAATATAAATAAAGAAACTATGAAGAAAGTACTTGATTTAACAAAATGTAATAGCACTGAAGAGATTTGTGATGTGCTTGAGAAAGAAATTGATAACAAACAAAAAGCAAATAAAGCAGCTAAAGAAGCTAGTGAGTCTTTGATTGAAGAATATAAGAAAGAAGCAGTAGCTGAACCTAAGAAGAAAGGTATTATCAAGCGTACTATTCATTGGCTAAAGAGTTTGTTTAAGAAATAATCTCGTTGAACTGATAGAGAGGTCTGACAGGGACAGACATTAAATATTCCCTGGCACACTCCCCTGTAGTATATGTGGTTAATACACTAGTCTCTAAAACTGGAGTACTCAGTCGGATCTGAGCGGGGGGACCAATAGCGTAGGTTAGAGATGCGCATAAATTTTTTGAATATGGAAAAAATATGTACAGAATGCGGATTAGAAAAACCTATATGTGAATTTGTTAGAAACAATACTAAGAAAGATGGATACACTTCCTATTGTAAAGAATGTCATAGAAAAAGATGTTTAAAATATTATTACAACAATAAAACAAAATATCGTGATAGTTCTAAAAGGAAAAGACATTTAATAAAACAGTATATCAATAATATCAAACAAAAAGGCTGTTCTGTGTGTGGTGAAAAAGATATAGCATGTTTAGATTTTCATCACATAAATAATAAAGTAAGAGATGTATCCAGCTTAATAAAGAATGAGAATCTAAATAAAGTAAAATTAGAAATAGAAAAATGTATAGTATTGTGTTCTAATTGTCATAGAAAATTACACTATAAACAAAATTATGATTGACTTCTAGAAGAAAATAATAAATAGTGATAAGTTTAGAACTCCGGCTTTAACATTCTTAAAGACCGGAGCTTATTGTTAGTATCCAATTGGTACTACTGAATATTATACATACTGGGACGAATAGAAAGATCGTTGCATTAATGGTTATACCGCAGAGGATGGAGATTACATCACTGGGTATAACTATTTTTATATTAACTTTTGTCCAATGCAACGTATAGTTAACACTATTACTAAACTACCTAATGGAGAAACTAAAATAAAAAGAGATAGTGTAGTAACATTTCCAGATTTCTATGATTATGACTATTTCTACTTCTAGGCAGTACAAGAAGCAGAAGATAAAGGAAAACATATATGTCTACTTAAATCACGTCGTAAAGGATATAGTTACAAAGGTGGAGCTATGGCATGTCGTAATTATTATCTAATACCTAATAGTAAAACATACATATATGCTTCTAATAAGCAGTATCTTACTGAAGATGGTATTCTTACTAAAGCTTGGGACTATATGGACTTTATAGATAAAAATACAGCTTGGGGTAAGAAACGATCTGTTAACAGTACTATGCGTAAACGAGCTGGATTCTGGACTAAAGATGAATTTGGTAATGAAGTAGAAATGGGTTATAAGTCAGAGATTATTGGCGTTACTTTGAAAGATAATCCTGATGTAGTACGTGGTAAACGTGCCAAATTAATTCTATTTGAAGAAGGAGGTTCATTCTCAGAATTAGGTGCTGCGTGGCAAATTGCTAGACCATCTGTAGAACAAGATGGTGTAGCGTTTGGTACTATGATTGTATGGGGAACTGGTGGTGACGAAGGCTCTGCATTTGAAACTATGAAAGATATGTTCTATAATCCAGATGGATACAATTGTTTAGGATTTGAGAACATATGGGATAGTACACCTACAGATAAATTGTGTGGATTCTTTGTTCCATAGTATACTAATCTAGATACTAGAGATGATGATGGTAATAGAATATACATGGATGATGATGGTAACACTATTACTAAACCTTCTCTAGAATTTATATTAGATGAACGTAGAAAAGTAATAAGTACAGCTACTAATACTACTGCTATAGACCGTTATGTTGCAGAACGTCCTATTACTCCACAAGAGGCAATGTTGGAATTTAACGGTAATATATTTCCTAAGAAAGAATTACAGGAGCAATTAGGACTTATTCGTACTAATACTTAGTTATAGAATCATAAACAAGTAGGTGATTTAATATTTGATGAGTCTGGCAATATCAAATGGATACCTAAGAAACATGGTGATGTTACCAAGTACCCACTTGGTAAAGATGATGATCCTACTGGTTCAATAGTTATATGGGAACATCCAGCTAAAGATGCAACAGCTGGATTATATATAATAGGTGTAGACCCTTATGATCATGACTAGTCTGGTACTAATTCATTAGGATCATCTATAGTATATAAGAGATTTTAGAACTTTGAAGAGTATTACGATATTATAGTAGCTGAATACACTGGTAGACCTGCAACAGCTGAAGAGTATTATGAGAATTTACGTAAGTTAGCATTATACTACAATGCACGTATAATGTATGAAAATGAACGCAAAGGTCTATTCCCTTACTTTACTGCTAAACATTGTGATTACTTATTAGCTGATCAGCCTGATATTATTAACGATATAGTTAGTAATTCTAAAGTACAAAGAAGAAAAGGTTGTCACATGAATAAGTAGATAAAGCAATGGGGTGAAGGTATGATAAAAGAATGGTTGAATGAAGAGTATGCACCAGGTAAGAAAAACCTAACTAGGATACTATCAGAGCCGCTATTAGAAGAGCTAATAAGCTATAATGATACAGGTAACTTTGACCGAGTGATGGCGTTGATGTAGGTTATGATATATAGAGAACAACTGTATAATGTAGTTGTTAAAAAGAAAGAAAAAGAAAACAAATAGAAGATGCTCTTCGATGGACCAATTTTTGCGCAGAGTTGGTTCAATGATGATACTCCTAGAGTATTTTCTAATGATGATAATGTATATACATTTTAACTATGAAGAATACTAAAAGTTTCCCTGCACAGAAACTACCAATGTCAAAGAAGACACAAGCCTGGAAAGAAGCCTGCGTAGACTATGTAGTAGGCGCTGGAGATTCAGGATTTGGTGGTAATGGTAGATCTAGATCTGACGAGATGTAGACTTACTATGATTTATATAATAGCATATATAATGAAAAGGATCTTAAATATGTAACTAATCCGTTTAAACAAGATGATGGATTTCCTGCTATGGCATAGGATTATAATATCATTAAACCGTATGTAGATCAGTTACTTGGTGAAGAAACTAAGAGACCTTTTAATTTTCATCCACAACGTACAAGTGATATAGCTGCTAGTGAAATGTAGGAAAAAGCTAAAGAAATGCTAATGGATTATATTCAAGCTACTATAGCAAGCAAGTTAAGCCCAGAACAAGCAGCTAGATATGAACAAGCATTAGCTACAGGAGAAATCTAGACTCCAGAAGCTATAGCTAAGTATCTATAGAAAGATTATAAAGATATAGCAGAAACTGAAGCTTATCACGCATTACAATTTCTAAAGAGAAAATTGAATCTTACTCATGAGTTTTATAAAGGTTGGAAAGATGCTTTAATAGGTGGAGAAGAAATATACTATGTAGGTGTAATCAATGGAGATCCTTATGTAGAAAGAGTAAACCCTATGTACTTTGATTATGAGCATTCTTTAGACTTAGAATTCATAGATGATGCCGCATGGTGTCGTAGAAAGATGATTATGTCTGCTACTGAGATATACGATAGATTCTATGATAAAATGTCTGAAAGACAACTAAATGAATTATTAGAACTTATTGATCAAAGACCTGGAGCAGGTAATAATCCAGAGATAAGAAAGACTAGTATAGATTATGAATCTATTAAACTACACAAAATTAATAGTTTTACAGATAATCCATTTGATATAGATCATATAACAGTATATCACTGCTGTTGGAAATCTTTCAAAAAGATAGGATTTGTTACTTTACTAAATCCAGAAACTGGAGAAGCTGAAGAATTTCAAGTAGATGAAGATTATAAAGTAACAGGTACTGAACAATCTGTAGAATGGGATTGGATTATTGAAGTATGGGAAGGATATAGAATTGGTGATGATATGTACATAGGAATTCAACCTATTGAATATCAACATATATCTGCCGATAATCCTAATTCACAGAAATTACCTTATACTGGTGTAGTATATAATAATACTAATAGTAAACCTAGATCATTAGTAAGTATGATGAAACCATTACAGTATATGTATATTGTAGTGTGGTATAGACTTGAGTTAGCATTATCTAGAGATAAAGGTAAAGTAGCAGTAATGGATATTACTTAGATACCTAAATCTATGAATATTGATGTTAACAAGTGGATGCATTACTTAAGTGCACTAGGTGTAGCTTTTATTAATCCATATGATGAAGGATGGGATATACCAGGACGTGAAGGAGGTAAACCATCTCAATTCAACTAGTTATCTTCTTGGGACTTAACTATGAGTAATGTAATAGCTGAGTATATTCAATTAATGTAGAAGATTGAAGATATGGTAGCTAAGCTTACTGGTATTACTCCACAAAGACAAGGACAGATTGCTGCTAGTGAATTAGTAAGTAATGCTAATACTGCTGTTAATATGTCTTATCATATTACTGAACCTTGGTTCTGGAATCACAATTAGGTAAAGAGAAGAGTATTAACTATGTTGTTGAATACTTCTAAAGCAGCTTGGAAAGATAGTAAGAGATACTTGAATTATATATTGGATGATGCCACTAGAGCATTTGTACAATTATCTGATAATTTCTTCTATGAAGATATGGATATATTTGTAGATGATAGTACTAAGAATCAACAGTATATAGATCAATTAAAGCAACTGTTACAACCTGCTATGTAGAATGGTGCTAGTCTATTAGATATTGCTGAAATCATTACTTTAGATAACATGAGCATGATTAAGAATAGACTTGAAGAGATCGAACAGAAAAGAATGGAATAGATGCAGCAACAGCAGCAAGCTGAACAACAAGCACAACAGCAAATAGCAGACCAACAGAATCAGCTTAAAGAAGAAGAGCTTATGCTTAAGGAAGCTGAAATGGATCTTGAAAAATATAAAGTAGATCAAGACAATGCTACTAAAATTACCGTTGCACAACTCAATGCTTACCGTGGTGCTGAGAATATGGATCAAGATAATAATGGAATAGTTGATGTTGTTGAAATAGGAAAACAAGCTCTAGAACAGTAGAAGATAAATTCTGATATTGCTACTAAACAATTAGAACTTAACAATAAGCGTAGAGAAATAGAGCAGAAGAGAGAAGCTGAAAACAAGAAGATACAGTTAGAACGTGATAGAATGCAACATGAAACAGAACTTCAACGTATGGCAGATAAAGCTGCTCTTGAACGTGAGAAACTAAAAGCAAAGACAGCTTTGAGAAATAAAGTAGTAGGCGAATCTAAATCTAAATAACTATGAACTGGTTTAAAGAAACGTGGTGGTTAGTAAAACAATTATTTACTACTACTAAGAATAAAGATAAAGTATAGTATAAACATATGGATCATTACCCTTTTAGTGGATACTCTGCAATGAGTTGGTGTGGGTATATTTTAACTAAAAAGAAAGAATCTGATATTAAAACTACTACTTGGAATCACGAAAATATACATTTACAGTAGGCTGAGAATAAGGGTAGTTGGTTAAAGTATTACGCTGATTATGTATGGGAGTGGATCAAAGGCAATCCTATTACTTATCCAGCATCATCGGCATACTATACAATACCTTACGAAATGGAAGCATACGCAAATGAAGATAAATCTGATTACGAAATTAATACTAATAAGTATAAAATAAAAAATCGTAAAAAGACCTATAGAGAGAATAAGAAAAATTGGTTTAACTATATTAAAAATTTATAATTATGGCATGCGGTGGAAAGAAAGGTGGCAAAAAGTCATCTAAAAGTGGAAAGAAAAGTAAATAATTATGGAACGTGAAGCATTTAGATAGAGAATGCAACAGTATAAGTAGGCTAGGGAGAATAATCCTAGCTGAAGTACTGGGATTGGAAGAAGTATGCAGATGGTGGTACTATAGATGAAGATCCACCATAGAGTACTAGTGAAAGACCTATTACTAACTTTGACCCTAAAGGAGATCCATATAATCCTACATATGGATATAACCCAGGTGCAGGCTACGTTTCAAATTCAGATCCATTAGGTAGTCTATATGTAGAAGGAGCTTTACTTAATCCAGTATTTAAACTAGCAGGTAATGCAGTATCTAATGTAGCTAGAGGATTAACTAAATACTCTTCTAAATATGTACCAGAAGTAAGGAGAACTGTGTAGGATAAAATAAATAGTTTATTCCGTAGAGAAGCTGAAGATAAAGCTCGTACATATAAATTATATGATGATGCTATAGAATCTAGAAATAGAATAATTGAAGATCTATATTCTAATCCAGCTTATATGGAAAGAGCTAGATAGATTTAGAATACATACGGTGATAATTACGCTAAAGTATATGAAGATATAATTAATTAGTATAATACTAATTATTGGAATTTACCTAATCCTGTTATAAAACAGTTAGATGCTAAGGCTAAAATGTAGGCTAAAGACGCAGCTGTAAATAGGTATATTACTAGAAGACAACCAGCAGGATACGATGATTTTGAGTATTAGATAAATAGAAATCTTACAGAGATAGACTACCCTACTACTAGACATGAATTAGGACACTATGTAGATTTTAATTTAGCTAAAAGTTCAAATCCCGATTATAGCAACTCTATGTTTGCAGAGTTAAAAAGAGACTTATCAAAATAGAAGAATCCATTATTTCCAGATAAAACTGATTATTATAGTAAAGGTACAGAATAGAAATCTTATATGAATACTCTTAGAGAGTATATGTTTAAGAATGGTATGATTAATAATATAGGAGATAAGGTAACTTCTAGATAGATTAAGAAAGCTATAAGATCGTTACCTAAAGATATGAGATCTATTGAAGCTGCTTATCTTCAATTTGCTACACCAGGATAGTATACAAAATGGTTTAATAAAATACCTTTACTTGGTACTTATCCAATAGTAAATAAACAATTTTAGAATTATGAAGAAGATAAAGATAAAGCCAGAAAATAGAGGTAAGTTCAATGCAACTAAAAAGAAGACAGGAAAGACAACTGAAGAACTAACTCATAGTAAGAATCCTGTGACAAGAAAGAGAGCAATATTCGCTTAGAATGCTGCTAAATGGAATAAAGGTAAAAAGAAGAAAAAATAAATCTAATTAAATATTTTAATTATGGATAAAAAAATGACATTAGGTGGATTTGAAGCTGTATTAGATAGCTTTATCCCTAATCCAGATGGTGGTTTTAGAAATTCAAATATTGATGAAAATGTTAATGTTGATGCTGATGAATTTGAATCACTAGACGATGAAGAATTGGAAGATATTAAAAAGAACAATATCGAAGTAAAGAATAAGAAAGAAAATCCAGTAGAGGAAGGTACTGAGGAAGAAGAAATCGAAGAAGGAGATATTGAAGATAAACCAAAACGTAAGCCTGGTAGACCTCGTAAAGAAGAAACCATTGAGGAAGAAGCAGAAGAGGAAGAAGAGATTGAAGATAACAATGAAGAAAATGTTGTTACTAACTTCTTTGATGCTATGGCTGAAAAACTTAATTGGGAATTTGAAGAAGATGAAGATAAACCCAAAAGTGTTGATGAGTTAATTAATTACTTCCAAAATGTCATTGAAGAAAATAGTAAGCCTGAATACTCTAGTGAAGAAGTTGAAGCACTAGATAATTTCGTAAAACAAGGTGGAGATTTAAAGAAGTATCTGACTATTGATGCTGAGTTAGATTTAGATGATATTGATATTGAAGATGAAGCTAATCAGAAATTAGTAGTAAAACAATTACTTAAAGAAAAAGGGTTCTCTACTAAGAAGATTGATAAGTTAGTAAGTAGATACGAAGAAGCTGGATTACTTGAAGATGAAGCGCAAGACGCTTTAGAAGATCTGAAAGAGATTAAAGAGGAAAGGAAGAAACAGCTATTAGAGGATCAGAAAAAGGCTTATCGTGAATAGTTACAGAGACAACAGCAATTCTATGATAACGTTGTTAGCGAAATAAAAGGCTTAAAGAATATACGTGGTATTACAGTCCCTGAAAAAGATAAAAAGGTTTTAATAGATTATATACTTAAGCCAGACACAGACGGTAAAACAAAGTACCAAAAGGACTATGCTAAGGGTGGTGTTAAGAATCTCATAGAATCAGCATACTTTACAATGAATGCTGATAAGCTTATTGAGGCTGCTAAACGTGAAGGAAATAATTCAGCTATTGATAAGTTTAGACGAAGTTTAAAATCTAGTAGTATTACTACTAAATCTAGAAAACAAGCCACGGGTTCTGATGATGATCCAATTTGGTTCTCAGCTGCACGACAACTGCGTATATCATAATAATTAATTATATAAATAAAAAATTAAATTACTAGTATTTTATGGATAATAATATTCTTAATAACCTCCAATTATACAAAGGTAAATGGTTTTCTGATTTGATCGACACTAATAAGATTAGTCTCGCTTCTCAGCAAAGACCTTATGAGGTATCTACTATCCTGTCATACGTATTTGGTACTAAAGATAATGGTTACAGTACTTCTCTTGATATGTTGACAGGTGGTCTTGGAAATGTAATGACTATTGATCAGCCTTCATTTGAATGGGGTGTTATGATTGACCAAGATAGAGCTGTTACAATTCGTGACGCTAAATGGAATGGCGCTGCAATTAGTGAAAATTCTACTCCGGGTTTGGGCAATACTCCTATTACTTTGTGGTTGGAAGATGCATGGTTTGGTCCTGGTGCTACTATCGAATTTGATGACAAGAGTCAAGCACGTATTCAGGATGCTCCGTATCAAGATGGTAATCTGTATGTTTATACAGTATTTGTATCTAACGGTAGCCCTGCTTCTTATATTGATCCTGCTGTTTTATCTTCTGGTTGCCAAGTAAACCGTTTGGCTTCTGCTTATGAAGAATACAGTGAAGAGGCTGATATCCTGAACTACAACACTCATTTCAAAATGCGTAATTATTTGACTACAGTACGTTTGTCTTATGATATTACAGGTTCTGCTTTCTCTACAGTTATGGCAGTAGCTTTGAAAGATCCTAAAACTGGCAAAACTTCTTACTTGTGGTCTACATTCCAGGAATGGGTTGCAATGCGCGAATGGTACAAACGTCTTGAAAGAGCTTTGGTATACAATCAGAATAATGTAAATAAAGATGGTTCTTGTAACCTGAAAGGTAAGAACGGTCGTCCTGCATTTATTGGTGCTGGTTTGTTGGAACAGATTGCTCCATCTAATAGACGTTATTATACTCGTTTAACAGCAGAACTGTTGGAAGATTTCTTGTTTGACCTGTCTTACAATGTATTGGGTACTAATGAACGTAAGTTCGTTGCCTTGACTGGTGAAATGGGTATGCGTGAATTTGACCGTGTACTTAAAGAAAAGATGGCTAACATGAAATTGATTGACACAGTATTCGTAACTGGTTCTGGTGATAATTTGAAGTTCGGTGGTCAGTTCAAGACTTACGCTATGTCTAATGGTATCGAATTGACTTTGAAGTATTTCCCGTTGTATGACAATACTATTTACAATCGTCAGTTGCATCCTGTTACTTTGAAACCGTTGGAATCTTACCGTATGACATTCTTGGATTTGGGTCGTCGTGATGGTGAAGCTAACATTGTTAAAGTAGTTCGTAAAGATCGTGAATTCGTTAACTGGTGTACAGCTGGTTCTGTAACTCCTGCTGGTTACGCTCACTCTAACACAGAAGTTCGTTCTAACGCTAAGGATGGTTACTCAGTACACTTCTTGGGTGAAGTAGGTATTATGTTACGTGATCCTAGGGCATGTGGAGAATTGATCATGATGGCTGAGTAATTCAGTTAAAAAAACATTAGGGGCTTGAATGCTAGCAAGCCCTATAATACTAACTTGATAATCTAATTTTATAATTATGGAAGTAATCGTTAGAATGACAAAAGTAAATCCTTGGACAGGATTGATTAAATGGTCTAACTGCTTTGATTTTATTAGTTCTTACTGGACTAGATCTGGTAGTAGATATACTGGTTTAAAAGCAGATAAAGCTAGAGAACTAGAACAAAAAATGGGTAAAGCTGAAGGAGAATTAGATCCTGATAGCACATTTTGGGATACATTTGCAATTAAGATTGGTAAGAAAGAATTAGTGATTAATACTGATAGACCTGAAGGAGAATTGCAATATTTATTCCTATTAGGACATAAGAGAGTAGCAAATGGCATTGATAAGATAACTCCATCTACTGATTATGTACTTATAAATAAAGAAGCTGAAGCAGAACAAATTAATAAAGCTAACAAAGTTAAACGTGATGCTTATAGAGCATTGGATAAGATGAGTCTTGAAGATATGCGCAAATGTCTTAGACTATTTGGAGTTAAAGCTGACACTATGTCTAATGAATTGGTTGAAGCTAGACTTGGTGAAAACGTAGAAGCTGATCCAGCAAGATTTATTAGAATTTGGGTAGATAATCCTAATAAAGAAATTAACTTTGTAATTGAAGAAGCTTTAAGTAAAAATATTATTCGTAAGAACAGAGCATCATATTACTTTGGTACTGATCTTATTGGTAACGGTCTTGAAGATGTAATTGCATATTTGAAAGACAAAAAGAATCAAGATATTTACTTAAGTATTATGTCTGAAATAAAATCTAAATAATGACTAGAGAACAATTTCACTCATATTTTAAAGTAGCAATGGACAAGAACTCTCAAAGCGTAGCCTTTGGGGGTTGTCCTGCTTTCTTACCAGAAGAAATAGATTACTGGTTAGATCAAGGTTTATACCAAGAAATCAGTAATAAGTTTACTGGTAATAACTACTTAAAGACTAGCTTTGAAGGATCTGTAAAACGTATTCACGATTTAGAAAAATTAGTACGTACAGATGTTAACGTTGTTGCTAATACTGAAACAAATTCAAATAGATGTTATGTTACTAACCTATTCAACGGTGACAGAATGTTCTTTGTAGATGCTGTATTAAACTTCAATAACAAAAAAGCTACCATAAAGCTAATAGATCATGCAGACGCTACTAAATTTAAGAAGACTTATAATAATAATCCTTGGATAGAAGATCCAGTAGCTGTAATAGAAGATAATACTCTATATATCTATTATGATTACTTAGCTATGAGTAGTAATAGTTATTCTGTAGATATTACTTATGTTAAGTTCCCTACTAAGATAGAGAACTTACCAGCAGATGGTATGAGTGAAATACCAGAGTATATGCAGTTTGAAGTAATTAATAGAGCTGTAGAACTAGCATTAGAAGATATTGAGTCTAAGAGAATATAGACTAAATCACAGTTGAACCAAATAGATGAATGATTATGACAGACCGTGGATTTCAAATCGAGTTTGAACGTAGGCTATAGTTAATGGATCCTAATTTAGTTATTAAGGATAAGCTATCCTCAGACACTATTATATCATTCATTAATGAGGCGATTGATAAATTTTATAAAACAAGATACTCAGGTATTAACTTTAAAGCTCAAGGATTTGAATAGACAGAAAAACGTATAGATGATTTGCGTACTTTAATTCGTAAAAGAAACTATTCAAATACTTAGATATCCAAAGGAACTAAAAATTCATATTCTGTTGAATTACCAGATGATTATGTATTATTACTTGGAGATACTGCTGGTATACAGCCAAGTGATGAACATCCTAACGAATGTTGGGAAAAAGACGATTTAGGTGCATATATAGTTAAGTATACAGATACGTTAGAATCTACGATTGAAACATTAGATAGACAATTAAGTAATTCACTATCTGAACACAAATTAAAATATTGTCAAGCTAGACCTTTAAAGTTAATTCAAGATAATAATGTAATATTATACACAGACGGTAAATATAAAGTAAGTGAATATGAGATTACATACTTAGCTAAACCATCTGAAATTAATTCAAGTAATATTACTAATACAGAATATACAGATTTGCCAGAACACACACATATGGAAATTGTGAAAATGGCAATCTAGATTTATCTTGCTACTAAACCAATGTAGCATTATGATGCTTATTCCAACGAAATTGCTTCAATGGAATGAGAAAGTATTAATTATTTTTAAGCGTTTGTCTGACGTGGAAATCTGCAATAAGGAAAGTAGAAAGACAAACAAAGACAGCGCGCATTGTCTAATCCGTTAATTATGGACGAAAAATTATATTGTCACGTTTGTAAAGAATTCAAAGAGACTTCTCAATTTTCTCCTTGTAAGAAAGCTAAACTCAGAAATGGAAAAAGTTATGTATGTAAATAGTGTCAAGCTTTAGCTTAGAGACAAAGAAGAGAGAAACAAAAAGATATAGATTTATTAGATTTTACTTTAAAGAAAAGATTGTATGATGCTTAGAATAGAGCTAAGTCTAAAAATCAATACTATGATATTGATCTAGAATTTCTATATCAATTGTGGAATTAGTAGGAAGGTAAATGTGCTTTAACTGGAATACCAATGACTACAACAAAACACGGTAGAACTAACACTAATGTATCTATAGATAGAATAGATTCTTCTAAAGGTTATACTAAGGATAATATTTGGTTAATATGTTCTGCTGTTAATTTTATGAAATCAAATTTGAATTTAGAAGAATTTAAACAATATTGTTAGGCTGTAATTAACTATAAAAAATAAAAAATTATATATGATTACTAGAACAGATACCGTACTTATCGGTAAAACATGTCCAGCATCTTATACTACAGTAGATAGTCTTACTCAGGGTGCTGTAGCTCTGTTCGATGAGAATAAGAGCTTGATTAAAGATGAAGCTAGTGCAGTAAAAGCATCTACAGTATATATTGGTGTAGTTGGTGATAATATGACTATCGCTTTACCTAATGGTACTAGTGCTACTAAACGTTCTGTAGAGTATTCTAACGCAATTCAGAAAGCTTCTAAACCTTCTTACGTAATTGGTGATTATGTTGCACCAGTTCAAGAGAAAATCGAAATTGATTTAACTAGTGCTACTGTTGTTATCGGTCACAGATATGTTTTGCGTATTGTTTACAAAGACATGTATGAAGCTCCGGGACAATTCACTCATACCTATGAAGCAATTGCTACAACTGAAACTGCTGATGATTTGGGTAACGCATTGTTGAAGAAGATTAACAAACATGCAAATCGTAGAGTAAATGCTACATTTGCAAGTCATAAATTGACACTTACAGCTCTTCCTAAAGATGATAATGAAGGAGTTTACTCTTTGAATGAGTATTCTGTAGTTTCTATGGAAGCTTCTCTGTATGTTACTATTCCTGGTGCATTGTTGTCTAATGTTCCTGAAGCAGTCCCTGGTGCAACTATTACTAAGACTGCTGGTAAACCTGGTAAAGGTTACTGGAAACAAGTACGTGATATGGAAGTACGTATGTTGGGTTATAAGGGTCATGTATTCACAGATGCATATCCTATCATTGAACCTAAACGTAATGTTACTGAAGGTGCATCCTACGATTACATTACTATTGAGAATGACAACTTGTACTTGTCACCTGACAATCAATACATTAAAACTACGCCGTTAACTACTGAATTGTATGTTGAAGAATCTGCTAACTTGAGTGCTTCTCAGTTTGTTAAGAATCTCAAAGCATTTATTACAGGTGTTAATAGTGCAGCATAATACGGTTTCTTTATTTAAAAAAACCAGGCGAGGTTGAGGTTTATCCTCGGCTTCGCCTTTTTAATTTTTTGTAGATATGAAAATAATTAATGCAACATTAAATAACGATACTATAACTATAACTTTAGATGCTAAGGCTAATGTACATAAGATTTATCTAGATTCAATAATAAATCAAAAGAATATGTATTCTGATGAAGATGAGAAACATACTTATGTAATATCTGACTTTGTTACTTAGGATAATACTGTTATTGTTGATATTACTGAGTATAATGAAACTTCTTTTATAGTAAGCGTTCTTACATCAGAGGGTAATAGAGATGAAGCTATAGCAATAGATCAGAATGAATTATATTTAGCTAAAGTAAATCTACTTACTACATATTGTAATACATGTTTAGATAAACATTAGAAGCATATAATAATGATGTGTGATTT